GCAAGGTCGAGAAGGGATGACCTTGAGACAACGAAATACTCCATGTTCCGCCAATCAATAGGAATGCTATCAGAAGGATCAGGAAAGCATCGACCGGCGGTGCACTTAGCCGCTCAATCTCGGCGATCCCCTTGATTCGATAGTCTGGAGAAACTGAGTCGGGTCGGCTATCTGTCAGAACCACCACGCGTAGGTCTTCCTTGGGGTTCAGAAGTGGGATTCTAAGTTGAACCGACTTCTCGGTCGACTCGAACGAAAACCGTACGGGGGACCCGTGAGTCTTGCTTGTGCTAATGACCCGCGTCCCGGTGAAGTGAAAGGTCAGAGGCTCCGCAAACTCGTCCTCGGACAGTTCCTCCGTGCCTAAGTTTTTGATTGTGATTCGAGTTAGCCAGAGGGATCGAATCTGGTGACCCTTGAAGGAGATGTCGAGGTCGGAGCCTATGGTTCGATCATACGAAAGGGCCTCAGTCACAAGATAGCCCCAAGCCAGTCTCTTGTGTTTACGGATTCGCAGGCTTATAAGCCAGCCGATCACCCATAAGAGCACGCTGACTACAACGGTGATAACAAATGGGTAATCACGGGCAAACTGCCAGAACGCATCCACTGTTCTTTAGCCTAACAGAATTGGGGCTCCGAGTTAGATTAGACCACCGACGATCCATCCAGCAGAAAGCCAGAATGCGCAGAATTTGGCTGCACCCCACGGGGTGCCGAAGCCGTTGAGCCACTGATCGAGATAGTCCATCCTGCCCGATTATGACCACTCGTGATCTTCGGATCAAGCTGTCGGACGGGACCGAAGAGCTAAGTGTGCATTTCACTGGCACGGCGTGCGAAGTCGACGACTTCAAGATGGCGGTAGTCAACCTGGCCAAGCTCTTCAAGGCGGAGCGGAAGATTAGGAAGCCTAAGGAACCGTGCGGGTGCGGGGGCAAGGATGCCAACTAACGGTCTTCTCTTTTCTGGCGAGCTGCGGTATTCGTTGGTCTCTGAGCTCACCAGCAGCTATTCCGGGGACGGGAATGGCGTCTTCGGCCACAGCGCGGCGGCGGTGACCGAGTACACGGAGGACGTCCTCACCAAGACGGAAGCGATGTTCCTCTCGCTCTCATCGGCTCCGAGCGGGTGGGAGATCGAATATCAAGGGCCTGGGGGCGTATTCAGCGACTCGGACAGCACGCCTCTCGACTTCTTGTCGCTGGTAATCGTGTTCACCGGCGTGAAGGTGTACAGCCGGAACCTCGGCGCTCTGATGCGGTTCGAGGCGGGAGCGGTGGAGGTTTGGGTGAACGGATCGCTGGCGACGACGCTCAGCGGATTCAGCGCCGATTCTAACAGCAATGGCCCGGCGTACTTTCCGTTCATCGCGCATCCGATGGAGGTCACTTGGGCTTGTTCCGCTGGTTCTGACCTGGCGATCTTCCCGGACACGTGGGAATACGACTCGGTGGCGGACTCGGAGGTAAGCGGGGGATGGGAGATCAAGCCAGACGGCGGGGTCTGGGAGTGGCTACCGGTGTTGCTCCATCCGATCAGCCTTCCGGCAGTTGGTGGGGCTCCTTTTGGCCTCGACGTCGATGGAATCGCGGTCTCGGACCGCACGGCCGGTGACATCGGCGTGGCGCATTCGAGGATTCAGGCTGGTGTGGTCGAGGAGGGCACGGAGAACCCGACCGGCGTCGTGGTTACGGTGACCTGCTCGGAGGGCGTCATCCATCAGGAAACGGTGGCACCTGGCTCGAACTGCAACATGATCGGCGGTGGGACCGGGATGGCAGCCCGGAAGGTGTTCAAGACCTTCTCGACGCAGGATGGGAATGGCGGCACGGTGCGGCTGATTCCGAACCTCTGGAAGGGGGTTCGGCGCATGGCCGGTGGGTATCGGTCGTTCTGGCGCCGGTACGGGATGCCGAAGACGGAATATGCCGGCAGCCGCATGTGGACGGACGGGGGTGTGAGCGACACCGTCACCGAGATCGAGGAGACCCACCCAAGCCAAAGCAAGATCCGTGCGGTGGTCGGGGACGCCACCCACGCGATGGAGGATACGTTCAGCTATCCCAGCTATGCTCCGATCGCAGTTCAGCGGTTCCGAATCCACAGCGAGAGCTATACGTTCGAGAACCTGCACTCGAGCTGTCCCTGTCCGCCGCCGACGTTCTCGATGCCTGGCGGGTTGGCCTGTGCCGATCCTGTGGAGATGCCGGCGATCTCGTGTGAATTCGTCTGGCCAGAGCATGAGAACCTGAGCCAATCGGAGACGGTGAGCTTCCACTTCCCTCACTCGGTTGAGGACTCGGCTTCCAACAACGACATGGATGGATATCTGGATCATGCCGATCCGGATATTCGCTACTTCAACTACTGGGTGCATCCGCTCTGGCACTACGGCCGGCACTGGCCAGACCCGGAAGACGAGGAGGGGACCCAGGAGGAGTGGAAGGTCGACGGTGGTGCGATCAGCCGCAAGTACTTCATGGAGATTCGGGAGCAATTCCACGACGCTCCCTATTTGGATCCTTCTGAGCAGCTCAAGACGCGCAACTTCCTCATCAATGGGGTGGGGGAGGAATTCGGACACACGCCGTTCTATGACGCCTTCGTATTCGGGATCAGGCCGATCGGGATTAGCCGATGGCAGACGCAGGATGTGAACAGACCTGCTTCGAAGACGCTCGACGATGAATCGGAACCGCTTTGGTCAGCCGAGGACGCCTCTCTGAGCTTCGGAACGGACATCACGGTCAACCCTGCGGCGTCAATCTGCGTGGTGGAATTGGAAGTGGGCAGCTTTGAGCACCCGCCCTACCTTTATCCGCACATCTGCGACCGAGTGACGATTGGATGGTCGCTCACCAACATCGAATCGGTGAAGGTCTATGCGGTTGGAATCGATGGGCAAAAGGCACTGCTCAAGGTGAATCCGTCCGACACAGAAACAACTGAAGGTCAAACCTACCGCATCCCGATCGATGCTCAGAACAAGTTCGCAGGATCGTGGGCGATCGACAACGGCGATGGCTACGTCATCGATGAGGGGGCCGACGCTCTGGCCAGCGGCATTTCTGCGGCCACGATGTCCGACGATGAGCGGATGGTGGCGTTCTCGCTCCTTCGCGGCCGCACGATGGCCAAGCTCCGGTTTGAGATCGAGGTCACCGACGCGAACGTCGATGTAACTCTGGAATATCCGACCTGGGTCCACAACACCGAGCATCCGCTGGCGATTCAAGAGAACGCACAGATCGTCAACCTGCTTTGGGAGGATGGACCTGGCGTTCGGATCGGCAACCACGTGTGGTCGAACGGGTTCAACAGCATCCTGGATGCGCCAAGACTGTCGATCGGCCTCGGCTACAAGATGTCGGTGGTGGACTGGCTGTGCGTCCGCCGAGTGCTCTTTCAGGGAGACTCCTCGATTGGTGGCACTCCCGATCTCTCGACCGAGCTGACGCAGCTCTTCGATAGCTTTGAAGGACAGGGAATTGCGGTCTCGGACGGTGAGGGATTTGCGTTCATCCTTCCTCGATCGACGGAGCCGACCGATCACACGATGCGTGCGGCGATCGTGAACACGTATGCGGAGATTCCACCACTCGCGATCTTCCCTCGAAAAGCAAGGGATCCGGAGGACTGGAGCGAATCGGGCGATTACAGCAATGAGGTGTGGGACTGGGCTCAGGAGAAGCGGTACCTGGTCAATGCCCACGACGAAGCGCACCTCTTTGTCGAAGATGATCAATGGACGGTGCCCTACACCGGCGATGATGCGGTTTCCGGCTGGGCGATCACTGAGCACGCGCATGAGCTGACCAACAGCGAGACCGATGGCCGGATCCGATCGGGTGGACGCGAGTTCGCTCACTCGCTGCGGCCGTGGCACGGCTGGTTCATGGTGCTGCACACCGAATTCGGTGCTGCCGGCGTAATCGCCCTGGCCTCGAGACGGGATGGTGCGATCTTTCGGGCGCATGACTCGGAGAGTTTGAAGCTAGCCATGGCTGATCCGGCTTCGCCGAAGTCTTTTGATCCGGTTCGGGATACCGGGCTTACCGCAGTAGATGTTTCGCTGACCGCTCCCCCAGATGCTCTGTGGGTTGGCCGGATTGGTGAGGATGGCACGGTCGACCTTCGATCGACTTCCGACCTTGGGAATACGTGGACGAATGTGATTGCACTTCCATCAAGCGACGCTTTGACGATCTGTCACGCGACGGAAAGCCGGATCTATGTCTTCACCGCTGAGGCCGGAACGCTGGTGGGTCGGCTCTTCGATCCGCTCGGGAATCTGGTTCATGGCCCTTGGGACACGAATGTGACGGGTCTGACCGAAGATGTTCGGCTGACTTCGACGGCGTTTCCCCGCAAGGATGAGAGCTTCGGGATCGACATTGGGATTTCAGACGATGGCTCAGAGTACGTGCTCACCAGCACGGATCTGGGATTGACCTTCAGTTAAGGCAGATAGACATGAATAAGTTGCTACGTGAACTCTTTGGTGGGCTTCGGTCCGTGACGGGCGTGATCGACCTTGGGGACCCGATTCCCAGTGGAACGGTGGTCCGTGCGATCTACTTGGCGGAGGCCGGCGAGGTCGAGCTGACGATGCTTGATGGCTCGACCTTCACGAGCTCGGGCTTGGCGGTTGGAATCTGGCATCCGATGGAATTCACTGCGGTTGCTTCGGCTCCCGCGGGAAGCTACGGAGGCCTGTAAAGGTGCCTGGAATCGGCCTCGGGCTGTCTCCGGCATTCGGCGCGGCCGATCTCCGGATTCCTCCCCTGCTGCGAGTCTATGCGATCGGTGACTCGGTCGTTCAGGGCACCATCGGAACGACCGGCATTTGGGACAACACCAAGCTGCCAGCTTATGGCGAGTCGTACATTCTCCGGACGGTCTACAAGAATGGCGATCGTGCGATGATCGTCGTGAACGGCGGCGTTCAGGGCAACACCACCGGGCAGATGCTGGCCCGATTTGATACGGACATCGGTGCTCACATCGTGCCTGGCGGCGGAATCTGCCTGATCTCAGGTGGCGGCAACGACATCAACGGTGGGGTTGCTCAGGCAACCATTGTCGACAACGTTCGGCATATGGCGGTGAAAGCTCGTGGGTACGGGCTCATTCCCATTGTCGTGCTGCCGACGCCATACGACAACAATCCGCCGAACAACCGTGCGGCTTGGGTCAGCTATATTGCTGCGCTCGAGGCGATGGCCGCCGCGGAGGGGTATCGAACCTGGGACATCTTCAGGGTGTTCAGCGTGGCCGGTGATGGTGCTTGGACCGACGCCGGCGACACCTACGACACGGTGCACCTGACTCGCGCTGGTGAACTTAAGGCGGCGAACTATGCCAGCCAGCAGTTGCAGAGCCTGCTAAGTCCGAAGACGGTGAGTCAGGTGGCCAAGACTGTAGGTGCACTCGAAGAGGGTTCGATTCTGAACACCACAGGATGCTTCGACGGGTCGACTCACGCGGGTACTGGCGCTCCGACGGGCTGGAACAGTGGCGCCACTGCCTCTGGGACCAACGGTGGGGTCCGCTCATTCGTGGATGACGACTATTCCAATGGGCTCAGGCATCGGGTTTCGAAGACCGGTGCCGGGAATTTCAACATTCTCCGGCAACTGGTCACTACGAAGCTCACGCCTCTGATCGGTGAGCCTGTCCTGTTTACGTGCCGCTATTGGTGCAAGAACATGTATGAGTCGGCATCGGCCTTCTACAAGCTGAACTTTGCGATCGCTCTCGGCGGCACTCCCGCGCTTGCCTCGCCGGCGCGACCACTGAACCAAGCCCCTTGGGAAACCGGCGACGAGGGTGAGGTCGTGTCGTTCTGGATGCCGGTTCCAAGTGGCTTTACATCTGCTGAGGTCCAAGCGACGATTACGGTCACCGGCACGCCTGTCGGCACGGCTCTCATCGACATTGCTGACGTCAATTTCATTCCGCTATCTGCTCTCGTCTAGGAGGACGCAAATTGCTCAAGACACTCTCCCTTCTCGCCATAGGGCTGGCTCTCGCCTGCCTCTCGATCAGTCAGTTCCCGAACCCTGGGCCGCCGCTTCGCTATTCGCTGGCCGGTGAGTACCAGCCGGTGGTGATCGCTGGTAAGTCCTACCGCTGCTTCGCCATTCGGGATGCCACGAAGCCGGATCCCGTGAACGACGAACTGGTCCTTGTCGACGAGGCCGGGAAGATCGTTCCGCGCTGATCGTGCTAACCTTTTGACGCACGCGAAAGCGTGTTTTCTAGAACCTGCCCCTCCTCCCTCCCGCGGGAGCGAGGGGTCTTTTTCGTTTGAACTTCGAGTCGTCGGCAGATCTAGTGCGCTAATATTAGAACATGGCAAGAGACGCGAAAAAAGTCTTTAAATTCAAGGCTGGAGATTTGGTGACACTGAAGTCAGGAGGGCCTACGATGACAGTTAAGAAGTGGGACGTACTCAACGGATATTTCTGTCAGTGGTTTGCTGGGAAGAAGTTAGAGGGTGGATTCTTTGCCGAGGAGAGCCTGCAGGCTGACACCCCTCCGGCCGACATTGCCAAATGAACTCCTCGGACGTTCAGGACGCGGCAGACTGGATGCTTGTTGAACTATCGGCAAAAGGCGAGTTGCATCAGTCTGACGTTGTCATCGAGTTAGAAAAACGGTGCCCCGATCTGATCTACGAAAATGAACTCGGTAACCAGGCGATAGATAGGAGGGTTTTGCGCGAATTCCGTAGGTTAACTGAGGGCACCGTTGTCTGGGTGCGAGACGAGTTCTACTGGCGGATAAAGCAGGAAGGGGATCTTGGGAGAGTTGGTGAGTAAGCCCAGTTACCTGACTTACCTGACTTCAAATCCGCGTCGCCTCAATTCCCCCGCAAACTCCTCCGGATCCGCGAAGCCGTAGGCTCTGGCCAGTGCTTCAAAGGTGAGCGCGTCGATCGGGACGCTGGTATCCCAGTCGAGGAGGGTCTTCATGCGACCGGCCGTCGTTCTCCCCGTGATGCAACTCGGCACCCACGTGTCCTTATCGACGACTACGGTGATGCCTCTCTCGGTGATGGTGCCGTGGCTGTGGTCAGGCTGCTTGCTCATGTCTCAATCCGTCTCAATCCGTCTCAAAGTTTGAGCCGCCCGGGACCAACCGAGCGGCGAACCATGACGAGGCGCTTCTGCCGCCTTTCACTTCTATTAGGCGCCGGGATTAGATTTCGTCAACCACCGATTACGAAAACCCTATAATGCAGCCATGCGCATAAAACTCCATGAAGGGAGACGCTTGGACACCGACATCTTGACCTGGTTAGATGAGCATCCTGGTCGATCCATTCGGTATTCGCTCGATGTAGACGTCGAGCGACAGGATGAAGACGCATCAGCCGTAAAGGCCGCTCTCAAGGCTCTGCCCACGCCATGCACCTTTGATGAGCTGCGGACCGCCATCGAAGGTGTAAAGCAGCATCTGAAATCGGAGCGAGCCAGTGAATTAGATGCGGAGCTTCTGGCTAAGATCGTCTCCGACCCGGTGTGATGCGCAAGACCCTCACAGCCCTGATCATCACCGCAGCGGCTGTCGGCATCATCGCTGCTGGCTATTTCGCGGCTCCCATTCCCGACGCTCCTGAGCGTGGCTTTGACCAGGCGGCTGCCTACAACAACTTCAAGGCCAAGGTGGTCGGCGTGACCGATGGGGACACAATCACGGTCCTGGCCGGTGGTGAGGGCAAGAAGAACGTCAAGGTGAGGCTCTGGGGCATCGACGCTCCGGAGAAAGGCCAGCCGTTCAGCGAGGCCGCCAAGAAGCACCTCTCAGATCTTGTGTATGGCCGGCAGGTAGACATCGAGACCAAGGACGTCGATCGCTACGGCCGCCTGGTCGCCCTCGTGAGCTATCCCTTCGGTGACGGGGCGAAGGTCAAGGCGAACACCGACATGGTGGCCAAGGGCTACGCCTGGTGGTACAAGCAGTACGCGCCAAAGGCTGCGGACCTTGAGGCTTGGGAGAAGAAGGCGAGGGAGGCGAAGCGGGGGCTGTGGAGCGAGCCTGGCGCGGTCGCTCCGTGGGAGTGGAGGAAACGGTCCTAGCCTTGCTTGCGCCCTTCCATCCACGCTCCAAACTCAGAGGGTGCGAGAGCATCTAAGGCTGCAATCCTGGGTGAAGACAAGCAGGTATCAATCGGCATGTCGCGATGACGACAAAGCGCCTCAATAAGGCCACTCAGCTCGTGCCGATGCTCCCCCGCGTGCCTGAGAAGATTGTTGGTTAATTGGATGAGATCGAGGCGCGCCCCGATTTCTTTGTATTCCGACATGGCTCTATCCTATACTCTTTCAACAGTTATGAAACACCGCACTACCCACGAAATTACACAAGACCTGCTGAAGATGAAGATGAAGCTCGACGAGGGACAGGTCGACGAGCGATGGATGCAAGTCGCGATCGCCAGATGCTTGGAAGGCGTTCTCTACTTAATGGATGGGCAGCCGATTCAACCGGGATTCATCACTGAAGAGCGGGTGGAGATCGCTCGCAAGATGAAGGACCACTTCTGACGGCTAGAACCTTCCAGAGGTGTGACGCCGCTGGAATAGTCCCTAGGCATGGAACGTCAATAGTGCTAGAATCGCCCACAGAGAACGGTTATGATTACGACCACACTCGCTGAAAAGACGAAATCGTCCAACCCGCCAAGCGCAGCACTAAAGGATGCGATTGTCGAATTCCGATATAGGACAAACCCGAGAATTCTCGATTCGCGCGGTCGCATCGCGGACGAACTCAGGCTTTCGATGGGCCTTGATGATCCGAGGGTTGGTCATAACGGCTTGGAGTTGCTGTCATCCGATAACCGGCGCAAGTGCTTTGTCACAACCACAAATGCAGGCTACGCGGCACAAGATACATCAACGGAAGCCGTAGCTGACGAAACAACGAAGTTCTTTCGGAAGTTGACCCAGCTAAAGGTTTTCCGGGATGGGAGCAGTATCCCCTTGAGTCGACTTGGTGCCCGTGCCATGATGGCATTTCCCTTCGATGGTCGGTTCGAGGATCTCAGAACGCTCATCGAAGCTGACTTTGGCGGCCCATCGTCTCGACTGCAAGCGACTGTGGAAGCGCAGCTGGAGGACACGGCTTACATCTACGAGTTCAAGGATTCGGAGTCCAGCGTTAGTGTTCGATGCGGGCCGATGCGTGCTGAGCAGATCGTACGGAACTTCGAAAGGCCCGACGAATTCAAGGTTCCAGACATCTGCATGTACGTCGATGTTGACGTACATAAAGAGCCAAGGGCAAATAGCGCTGACCATCAGATCGAGGCCTATGTTCGCAACTTTGCAGTGAAGGCTGATCGCTTAGCCCGCGCCATCGGAGCGCTAGTAATCAGCAAGTAATAGATTTGGGCCAGAAGTCTTTCAAAGAGCTCCGGAAGAGTGGGGTTGGATCCGTTGAAATCGGCTCGTACGGGACGGGGCCGATCCGAGAGGACTCTGGCCTTGGTGCTGGTGTTCCAACCACCGGCGGGAATATCGAGTCCAGAGAGGACCCTGGCTGGGCCGGAGTGGCCAGCAAGGCCTTTCTTGACGAGAAAGGCAACATTAAGATCCGCGAAGTCTCGGTCATCCTCTTCATCGCCGCGGTATCGTACGTCTTCCTTCAAGACAATGGTCGAGGAGATCTGCTCTCACTTGAGAAGCTTCTCTTCACGGCCATCAAGTGCATCTTCTTGGCCCTAATCATTGTCTGTGCCCTTGCGCTCTATAGAGTGGTCGCTCAGAGGGCTGACAGCGAGATGACGCTTAGGCGGTACAACGTCCTTTGCTTTTTGGGTTGGGGATTGATCGTCTCTCTGCTTTCAACGGGAGGATTCGTGATCGGAAAGCGGATCGGCACAAGTGAGGGTGCTCGCCAGCAAGCAATTGAAGAGAAGACTCAAGCACATCAAACCGCTAGGCAGATCGCCATTTCCCAGGCCATCGCCATGTATCACGACGAGATGGACACCGCAAGGGACAGGCTGGAATCGAAGCTTAAAGCCGCCAGAGCTATGTACCGCGACGAGTAGGTTCTACCCGCACACTCACTCCCCCGATCCGCTCCCCCTATGTTCCTCATCAAGGCTAAACAGGGCCTCCTAGGGCTGCTCGACAGGGCACAGCGGCCAATCTGCTGAACCTGCGGCATTCGTCCATGGGGTGGAAGAGGTCGCACGTTCGAATCGTGTCGCCCCGACCAGGTTCATTTGAACCTCCCCCTATCCAGCCTCGCGCTTGGAAGAGTGCTCTTCCTCGCTCCCCCTATTTGCTCCCCCTATGTTCCCAAATCGGCCCGAAACCTGCCTTTGCATCCGCTCGATCAGCTCCTTCTGAGGGTTCTGTCTCGCCTTCGCATAGACGTCGAGGGTGGTCTGTGCGGACTTGTGACCCACGGCCGCTTGAACGCTCTTCACGTCGCCTAGCTCAACTCCCCTCGTGACGAACGTCTTGCGGAGGTTCCTCGGTGTGAGCGGGGGCATGATCGGAGCTTCCTCCAGCCCTTGGCCTTTGGCTTCCTGGATCAGCCGACGTTGCATCGCGGCTCTGAAACGCCGGAGCTGCGTGCCGAGATAATCCGGGGTGAGCGGCTTCCCTTCCTCGGTGAGGAATATGTAGCCGGTGCGGCGCCCTTGCGCTGCGATCGCGGCCAAGGCGTCTTCCGTCAGCCACACGCGGCGAGAGCGCGAGTTCTTGGTTTTGGGCTTCTCCTCTCCATCCCTCCCCATCTGCCGGCAGATGAGCCAGGCTCCATCCCGAAGGTCGACTTTGTGCATCGCGCAAACCTCGCCAGGCCTTGCGCCCGTATCGGCCATGATCGTGACCATCGCCGAGAGACGTGGGCTCCACTCGTAGAGCTCGGCAGGCAGGTCCATCAGCTCTTGGTCTGAGAAGACATAGACCGGCGTGTCCGGGATCCTTCGATACTTCACGCCATCGGCCGGGTTCGCTGGCACGATGACGCCGTGCTCGAGTGTCGCGTGAATCATGCCCGAGTCGACCGCTTCCTGAAAGACCGTGTGGATGCACGATCCCAGGCGGCGCACGCTTGCCTCTTTGAACTTCGGCTTGTACGATCGATCGATATGCCGCTGCACGTGGTGGCGTCGCACCTGGTCGATTCGCATCTTGCCGAGATCGCTGCCGCGGACGTGAAGAGCAAGCATCGTGTCGTAAAGGTTCAGAGTCGCCTTGTCCTTGCTGAACTCGAACGCACCATCAGGCGCGATCAGGGACTCCCAATACATCTCGAACGAAGGGAGGAACCTCGGATCTAGTTGGCCGGCGCGAAGCCGCTCCAGGGCTTGGCGTGCTTCATCTTCGGTGGCGAACGCCTCCGTGTATATCTCCTGCCCGTCTCTTCGAAGCCTTCCGTAGTACCGGCTTCCCTTCTTGACGATCGACCCCATCCCCTTCTTGGCTCGGGGTGGTTTCGTTGGTTTTCGCGGCATTTCCATCAGATTCTAATTCCAATCCCATTTGCGCGTGCGCCAGCAGGTTGATCCACCAGACACGCCCCTGTTTGTATGCTCCGAGCAGCTTCTTGTCTCGGGCCAGTTCTTCGAGCCTCGCGTACGGGACCCTTCCCTCTTCCGGGAGCGAAGCCCAGAAGGAGCGGAGCGGCATGGCCGGGATCACAACGTACTGAGGCACGCTCATCAGCTCGTGCGGACCTCCTCGCGAGCAATCTCTGCGCAGAGAGCGTCAACCGCGTCCTTTCTGCACAGCCCGTCGCATCCCAGGAACAGAGAAACCCGGTGCTCGTCCGGCTCTGTAAGCCATCCCAGTCGCATCATCGCCCGTAGCACCGGCGCGTCCGGCCTCTTTTGCCATCGGTCCATCTGCCAGCGGGTGTGCTTGCTGTTGTCTAGCGGATGCGATACAGTTCCGCCAAAGAGCTCCAATGAAGTGGCGATCTCTTTGCGCGTCATCAACCGGTCACCTCCTTGAGCCATGCGAGCTGCTGACCGATCCCGAGACCCTTCAAAGGCGCTTCGTGCCGGATTCCCTCGAACGGCTCACGGTATCGCTTGCCAGCGAGAACTAGAAGATCATGCGATCGAAACAGGAAGAGCTTCTCGCGCACCGACCTTGTCCACGCTTTCCGCTCGGAAACAGTCATGCGATTTAGGGTCACGTCATAGGGCTCGATCACCGCGGACGGCACAACGATGCCCCACTTGGCCGACAGGATGTACCAGCGGTCGCAACGTGCCTCGACGTGGGCACGGCTCTTCTTGAAGAGGTCCGACTGATAGAGATCCTGAGCCGGTGCCGCGTGACTCAGCTTCCTTCCGCAGCAAGCAACGAAGCCGATTACCATAGAGCCTCCTGGAGTCGAGTTGTGGGACTCTTGAGAAGCGCCACGCGCGCAGCAAGATAGACGTTGATGTTGTGGACGGCCCGGCCCATGTTATTCTCGTTGCTGCCCATCTTGCGCGTGTCGTGGCCATCGATCCGGAGCGTTCGACACGCAAGGCACTCGCAAAGTGGGATCTCACTGGCGTCCTTAACCGAGTACTTCACGATCCCGGCGGTGTCAGGCTCTCGCCAGTAGTAGCTGGCCGCGGTAAATGCTTCGAAGAACATGCTGGAGCCGTCGTAGCTGTCGACGCCGAGCTCCTGATAGGGCTTGATCCAGCTAAGCGCGGAAACTCCGAGGACGTGCAGGCGGAACGCCGACCGCTTGCGAAGCCTCAGCGTCTCTTCGATCAAGGCGCTCAGGTACTTGCGGTTGCTTGCTTGAATGGCAACTGAACCGAGCGCAATCCTGGAGTAGCCCATCTCGAGGAATTGCTCCGCCATCTTGAGCCTGGTTTCGATCGTGCTCCCGTGCGTTGCAGCCATCGGCTGGAAATCGGCAGGACACCTCTTAATGAATTCAGCAGCGTTTGCCAGCGTGATGGAGATCCGGCGCTGCTCTTCATCGGCGGTCATTCCTTTGAGCACCATGTGATCGGGAGCAACTAGGACGTCGCCGGGTGAGGCGACCTGGAGGTAAGCATCCAGGCACTCGGCGGCCGTGTATCGCGGTGAAGGCTCTGCTTTGTAGCTCCAGGCACCGCAGTCAAGAATGTGATGACCTTCCGGCAGTTGTCCGTCCTTGCGCAGATAGACAAGACTTGAAAGCCAGTGCCGCGGTCGTGGCTCGATCAGGTCTGAAATGCACGCCCTACCGGTGCTGAGCTTCACGTAGTCGCGGTTCCCGATGACGGTGTAGAAGGTCGGACTCAATCCACCACCTCCAGTTTGCTGAGGCTTGCCCAGAAGAGGTGCGACTCGTGTGGGCTCGGGGATCGCTTCACGAGAACGCCGAGAGCGCCCACGCTCTCGACCACCACGACATCACCAGCCTTCGCGGTGTGTCGCTCGAAGCCGAGGTGAGGGTAGGCGTCGTCTTCGATGAACCGCAGTCGCTGCTTTGGCTTCACGTCCTGAACGGTGAGGCGGGTCACCTTTGCGGGAGTGGCCACGGAGTGCTCCACCTGTTGAGGAGCCGGTCCTAGCTCGAATGGATCAGCCGCGTCGATCGGAGTCGGAATTGACCCACCGGCGAGCTGCGCCTCGATCTCCTCCGCCTCTCTCAGGTAGTTATCCCGGAGCAGGGTGGATGGCAAGCCACCCATGACGATCCGCGCCAGGTGCCGGCACGCCTCCGCTCTTTCGCGGGTGATCTGGCCGCGCTTGGGGAAGCCTGATTGCTGAATCGGCGGCGTGGGCAGCCGGGCCGGTGCGTCGAAGAGGGAGACCTGCATCAGTCAGCCACCCCAGGAGCGAGAAATCCGTCTCTGCTGAACGGAATAGGCTGCGTCCCATATGGAACGTAGAGAGGATGCTGAGGATGCCGCTTGGCGGTGAACGCCAGGCAGTCCATGTCTCCAAAGAGCTTGATGGCTTTAATGTCTTGAGTCGCCGCAAACTCATTGGCACCCCAGGCTGCAACAACTCGGTGACATCTGGCTTGAGCTACCCGGTGCCAGGTCTCGTTCTCATGTCCGACAGGGCTTGCGTATTCCAGTCGTGGTAGTTCGCTTGGGTCGGTTGCTCTCCACGCAAAGAGATTGACGACCTCGATCGACCCGTAACCCCACCTCTTTGCGAAGCCGATGCACTTCCGAATAGTCGGATCGTCCTGTAGCGCGTCAGCCGTGCTCGGATTGAGCATGACGAACAGGACCCGCGCCAAACCTGCCTCCCATTGGCGGATGAGGTTGTAGCGGTAGCGACCGCATGGGCTGATTTCGGCAGACGCAATGACCGTTCCGAAGAGATCCCTCATGGTTGGTCGGCTCCTTTGCAGCCGTGGTGGATGTGGAGGCCGAGGCCTTGGACGGTGGTGAATTCACGGTTGCACGTCTTGCAGGTCCGGTCCTTAACCTTCTCGATGGCACGGATCTCTTGCCAGAGACCGAGAACGAACAGGTTGGGAATCTGGCCTTGCTCGTGGCACCAGAGAATGAATGAGGTCTTCTCGCCTGGCCAGAGACGCTGGATCTGGGTGGCGAAGTCGCTCATTTCCTGGCATCCTTCAGTGAGTAAGGGAGTGCTCGTGTGAACTCACCGCTCTCCAGCGATCGACGCTCGTGGGGGTGGAGTCTTGGGCGAAGCTTCTTTTCGTATCTCTGAGAAGTCGTCTTGATTGTGCTCAGCAGCTTCACGTACGCTAAGCGGTCCGATTGTTCGCCGGTGTCGGACCACGTATCACAGTAGTCTTGAACCGCAAAGCCCCAAGAGGGGCAGGTCATCCTCTTTGCGCTGTCATTGCGGAGGAGCCGCCAAACTTCGAGCGCTTGGGGCCTGAGTTTGAGGAGCGGTAGCAGCTCCTCGGTCGGGAGCTCGTCCGGTTCTTCGCAAGGAGGCTCTTCTGTGTAGCAGTCCCAATGACCTGTCCGGCAGTCTGCGAACGGGAAATCTCGTGGAATCAGGATGCCGCTTTCGCAGCACCGTATGGTGCCGTCTGAGATCGCGATTCGCTCACGGTAGGCGTAGGTGAAGTCGTCCCAGTCGCAGGAATGGAGATTCCCCATTATTCAGCCTCCGGCAGTCCGAAGTTGATCACGACCACCTTGGGGTTGTGCTCGAATGCTAAGCCTGGCTTGTCACCGTTGATTGCGTCCCAATAGGCAGCGAAGTAGGCGCGAGGAGTGACGTATGGCCGGTCACTCTTGAAGACATGCTGCTCGAAGCGCTCGGCTTCGGCTTTCAGAAGCGGCGATGCCAACACGGCATTCTCGACAGCCTCTCTAATGGCGTCGGATTCGGTGATGTCTTGGACGTGCTCGAGTCTCGCGTCTTCGGTGGCGACGACGATCAGGCCACCGCTTTGGAGGATGCGGAGGCGATCACCCTTCCTGACCTTGAGCCACTTGAGATTAGTGCGACGGGTGACTGTCTTTCTGCCTTCGCGGATCTCGAGCTGCAGCGGCTTCGTGAAGCGGATGGCGCGGGTGCTCATCGGGGATCTCCAAAGCCAGGCAGAGCCTTCACGCTGCCACCAGCCTTGAGTTGCGGGATGATGTGCTCACCAACCGTCTTGCCATCTGCGGCCACAGCGTAGGCTAGGAACTCCTGCTCGAACGTCGCTATCTCATCCTGCACGGCAACGAGCTTTGCCTTGACCGCCAGAACGAGAGACCGCCATCGGCGTCTCACTTCCTGCTCGTATGCTCTCTTCGCCGCATCCGGCGTTCTGGCCCGCCCCGCATCTGTGAAGTGGAAAGCCTCGTGATAGAAGCTCGGCATGATCTCGGCCGGTTCATGTCGCCATCGGTCGAGATTCCGGCCGGCGTACATGGCGCCTTCGGTGAACTGGTGGAGCTTCTCGACTTGGTCATCCGACAGTGTGTCGATCTCCAGCCGTAGCAGCTCGTCGATCGGCTGGCCGGAGAGCTTGCAATCGGCAACACTTTCACAGAGACTTCGAAGTGCGTGGTCGTTCATGTGGAATGTCTTGGCGTTCATCGTTCGACCACCTCGGATCCGGATGCATAGAGCCGCATGACGGGGGTGAATCTGGTGTCGATACCGGTCAACTCCAGGAACGACTTGGCGGCGGTGATGGCCGCTCCCGGAGTGTCGTGGAAAGCGCTTGGGATGGAGACCGTGCCGGCCTCCGCAACCGCGAGGTAGAGGCCGTCCGCCGATCGCTCGACAACGATGGCGGAATCCATGATCGGCAATTACTTGCCCTCCAGGAATGGAGCCAGGTCGGTGGCGCCAGCCATCACCGCGGCGATGCCCTTCTTGATGCCGTTCTCGAGGTTGAGGAGGCTGGCACCGTTGGCGTCCCACATCAATGGAGTGCTGGTCACTTTGGCGTTGTGGAGAGCGGCTTCGAACGCCATTCGCCGCTCGGCCATGGCGTACTGAGTGACGAGCTCGGCCACCTTTACGGCGACGTCGGCTGCTTCGGCCTTGGGTGAGCGTGCCGGACGCGGCGTAAATCCTCCGCCACCCTTCTTGCGCTCTTCCTTCTCCTGGATGCCGTTGCAGGTCGAGATGAAGCGGTCTTTGTAGGTTTGGCCGTTGAACTCTCGCTCTTCCTCTCGGATGGTGACTGTGAACGTCTCACCCTCTTTGAGCTGGTCGAAGAAGGCGGCTGATTTCCATACCTTGAGTTCGACCTTCTGGCCTTCTACGGTCCCATTGACAACGTAGAGCGATTGCTTTTCACCCTTGGGGGTGAGCTTGGTGATTTCTAATGGTTTGCCTGCCATTGACTGGTTTCCTTCGGGTTCTAGTCCTCGCTGAACGGAGGGTCCGGGTAGTAGCCGTTCTCCGACTCCTGCAGAATCGGGTGGTGGTGCGGGTGTCGCTTCGTGTCGATCGGAACGTTGAGCGTCCGACCCGTGGGGGTGGTGGGAGTCGGCGCTTTTGGGGCATCGAGATCCACCACCTTGAAACCGAGCTCTCTGGCTTCGGCGATCATGCGATCGAACTGGGGCGGCCTGAGTTGCCAGGACCCATGTCCGAGACTGAGAGCGAAGTCGGCTGCACGTCTCGTGCGGAACCAGCACTCATAGAAGTAGCCGTGGGGCGAGTTGGGATTGGCAACCCGCGTGTATGAGATGTCAGAGGTGCGGATCGCCTGTTTCTTTTCGGCGGCGGTCATCATCGCGCCATCGCCTTCCGGAATCCGGACTTGGACTGGGCGCGGGTGCCGCGGCCTGGGTTGACGAGTCGAATGCCACCCTCTTCACGAACAGGCTGAGGATCGCCGGCCACCGCGTGGTCGACAAGGTAGCTCTCAGCCTCTTCGAGAGTCGCGAATTCGGCAGAGCCATGGCTGAGCTCCATCTTGCCGATGCCGGAGGCGAGGATGGTCGAGTGGCAGGCCGTGAAGCCGCGTCCGTTCTGAGAGATTGCGGCCCAGGTGTAGATGCTCTTTGGCATGCTAAGATGCGACCTCCAGCGCTGCTTCCATCGCGATCTCGCGAATGACCTCGGCCAGGCGATCCGTCGAGCTCAGGGTTGGCGCGGAGTACTTGGCCTCGGATGCTCGTTGCTCCCTATCGCAAACGTCACAGCGAGAGGTCACGAGTGCGTCACCCAGGTCGACCAGCGACCACACAGCCCGCCATGTTAGGTGGTTGCGATCACAGGCCTCGAGTCCGGCAAAGAAGCCCCATCCCTGCTCGTAGTTTTTGCCGTAACAGAAAGCAATGCCGTCGAGCCAAGCGATGGCGTTCGTTTGTTCGATCCGATACCGCGAGTAGATGTCATCAACACGCTCGAAGGTCACGGATGAGGCGTCGAACCGTTCGCCAAGGAGCATTCGTAGCTTGTCAAGCAACGGACCCTTCGCCTTCTCAAACGACTCGGCCGACTCTGCCTCTTGGTCCTGTAACTTCTTCTCCTTCCACTCTTTAGCGGCAGCAATTGCCAAGTCCTGAAGCGTAGGCATCTTAGGCCACCTCCGCAGGTTCGGCCAGGAAGACGATCTCGTCGAGCGCTCTCGCTACATCGTGGGCGGTGACGTCGATCTTGTTCTCGACTGCTTCTTTAGCAATGTCGGCTGCGTAACCCTGCCGGGTGACCTCGCCGCTGAGCCTGGTCCAGCCGGCAATGATCGACTGCTTGGCAGGAGAGGCGAAGATGAAGTCGCCAGCCTTCCTCGTGGCAATCTGGTTGACCTCGCGGTAGTTCCTCGACTTCCTGAGACCGGCGTGAAACTGCCTGCCGACGCTCGGTGCAAAGAGAAGGAGAGCGATCTGCTCCGGTTCGACGCCTTCGTACTCGTAGGTCTTGCCGGAGGTGAATTCGATCTCTGCCTTTCGGGTGGCTGAGTTGTAGCCGACCGTGACGAGGTTGGACGAATGAACGGGATACCGTCTCACGCGATCCTCCCTCGCCAGCACGGTCCGCTGGGAAAGAGCGCGGCGAAAACGACGCGCAGATATGCCTTCAGCTCTTCACTGAAGGAGATGAACCGACTCGGTTTGTGCTGAATCTGAGCCATTTCTGTCCTTGCCACTCTCATTTCACTTATTGAGACTGACGAGAGACAGTGTAATATCGTTGTCGCACAATGTCAATACCCTTTCACGCAGAAAGTGAGATATTTTCTCAAGCGGTAGGTCTTTCGCTTGAAAGAGGGGCTGCCCTAGGCTTTACATGTGAAGGCAAACCAGCTCGGTCTGGGGCTCTTGCTCCTGATGTGCGCTTGTGGCGGGGTTCTCTGTGCACCGAGGCCATCGGTGCCCGATGCAGAGGAACGGTTCGGCACGGACATCACTCCTTCTATGCCGGTTCAGGCGGAGGAGCTTGAACGAACGTTGCCCGTGTCGGCAACACCCTCACAGACTGTCACGCCACCGACGCAGATGGAAATCCAAGCCGAGCCGGTCGACGAAGTGGTGTATGTGACAAACACCGGGGACAAGTACCACCGAGCCGGTTGCCGCTACCTTCGCAGGAGTTCGAACCCGCTGCCTCTTTCACAGGCGATGAGGGGGTATTCGGCTTGCTCGGTCTGCTACTAGCGCGGTCCGATGCCGGCCGGTCGAATGTTGACGTCAGGAAGTCCTGCTGGATGCGGGATAAGTTCTACAGTGGCGAAGCCGAGCACTTTCCAATCCTCTAGCTTCACAGGGGGTTCTTTGGGATCGACGCTGCTTAGCACTCCCGGATTGGCGGCTGAAATGAACCGAATGGTTCTGAGGTGCTCATCAGATCGGCTCTGGCAGAGTAAAAATGGCCCTACGTGGGGGTAGGAATCGGGTTCGAACGCTAACCACTTCTGGTTGAAACTAGCACCTAGTGAGTCATCGACGACTCGGATCAAGATGCGGCCACCGGCGACCACGTAACTGTAAGTTCTCAATTCGCTCCTCTGCGCATCCTTCGCCGACCAGATGCGGGAGCCGTCACCCTCGAGGACCTTCAAACGGACGATGCGCGGATCCGCTATATCTTCGATGGCTCCGACGACGTCAGCACCTGGTCCGCTGTTCTCGTCTCCACCATTATAGTAGACATTTGTCTTCTCTTTTGCGCGATCGCCCACTTTTTTCAGTGGAGGTTCGGTGGGTTTGCCGTCCAGAAACCAGAGCTTCAAGGCCTGATCATCGATGCCGAGTTCACTCTTGAGTTTGGCGATGACTCGCTCGATCTTCTCGGGTGAAGGGTTGGCGTTTGGTCTTTGCTTGTACGCAGAGACGGAGCCGGTCTGAACGCCAAGAGCGTCAGCCATTTTCGCATGGCTCCAATTGAGAACGGTCATCAACTTATGAATTTTTCTTCCGATTGTCACTCGTTCTTCCGGCACGAAGAGCAGTGTGCCGTCAGCAAAATACAAAAAAGATGAGACGGGGGATTGACAGCATGAGACTATGTACCCATAATGTCTCACATGCGAGGCATCAAGAGCGGTGGCTCACTTGCTCAGCCAGGTCGTGTTCTGACCGACGCTGAGTGGGAGGCGCTGCACCACGCCGTACAGACAAATCTCTCGGTTTCCGTCGAGAAGCTTTGCCGGTTAGCCGGTGTGAGTCGAGCGCGGTATTACCGCAGGTATCCGGTTGGAGATCATGGCCCACGTTCAGCAAAAGGTGAGAGCTCATGAACAAAGCCGTCGCCTTTTGGATCTTCATGGCGCTGGTGAATTGGTCGCTGATGACAGCGAACTTGGTCGAAGTGGATTTGCTCTTCACTTCCATCAGCCTCATCGGCGTTGCGCTTTCGGTCTGGTTGATCTACTACTACGGGAAGCCGAAGAATCGGACGTGCCGGGCTCAGATCCTTTATTCCGACAAGGAGTGCACGAAGCCGGCCGCGGTCCTAATCACCTACGAGGACAACCCAGAAGGTGTTCGGGTCGAAGTCTGCGAGTCGAACATCGGCGACGGCTCGTCTCGGCGCATCATCCTGACCGACTTCGATGAGCGCGAGGTGCTCTCCGATCTTGGGTGGCTCAGAGACGAAGTAGGTGTGGACGTGGCCCCACCTACGGTCGCCGAATCTCTCCACGACGTGAACAGTGAAGCTCGCTTTGGACCTGCGCATCAGGCCCATTCTAACAAGGGGCGACGTGACCCGCTATTCGAGGAAGCGGTTCGAATCTATGAGCAAGGTGGCTCCCCTGAGGACGTTATGCGGGAGCTCGGCATCAGCCAAACGAAGGCCTACGAGATTAGGCGCTCCCTGCGAAGAAGTAAGGGGGCAGCGTGAAGCCTCGACCCATCAGGTTTCGGTTCCAAGAAGGGCCGGATAGCTCGACGATCCTGCACGTGATGTATTCGAACCGCTCGACGGAGAGCTTCCGCTTTCCCGCGCCGCGGCCATTGACGAATCTGCCCTCGACCCTGATCTACCAGGCTGCGGAAGCGAGTTTGAGAGCGGCCAAGGCGAGAGCTCGATTGCTCGGTTACCAGGGTTTGGACTGTGATTCCGTGTGGCGCGACTGCATGGGGAGGCGTGCTGCCTAGCAGTTAAGTTTTGGGAGGCCCCCTTCGTTTCCTGGCCGGGATCCGGGGACCTCTTCTCGTTGGCATCGGCAGTGCCGCGCCATTGGCGATTGTACTGCCCTCGACAAAGCCGGGTTTCGATCTCGGCAGGGGAAGGACATGAACGTCACTGTTGATAGGAAGGAGTTCCTACGCGCTCTCAAGCGGTTGGCTCCCTTCATTTCGTTATGTAGGATCAGGCGCAAGCGGGGCAAAGCAGATGGCCTGTTCGCGATCAATTACACCGTACGATTGAGCGTCCAATTCGGTCAGTTGCGTCTTGAGGCGTGCAACGGCGAGGCATGGGCGGAGATCACCGTGCCCACTTTGAAAACACCCAAGGAGGGGCAGGTCTGCTTCAACCACCGGATTCTGCTCGATCTCGTCAGTGGGATTGCCGCAGACGTGGTGACCATTACCCCAGAGGGTGTGACGGTGGGAACGGTCAAGGTTCGCCTTGTGCCGACAGCTAGTGCCGACGACTTTCCTGAGGCGCCGACAAGTTCGGGTGGATCAAGAATCCTGTCCATCCCTGCAAAGGACCTGCGCTTGGCTCTGAAATCGGTGAACCATGCGATCTCGAAGGATCCATACCGGGTCGTGTTGACGGGGGCAAGCCTTTCCGTCGACAATGGTCGGCTCCATGTCGTGGCCACCGACACGCACCGCTTAGCGGTTACCGAAGCGGCCGCAGCGTATTCGATTCGAGACCACAGGCTGACCCTGCCCCGTTTGGCGGTGAGACTGCTTCAAGTAGAGGCGGACGATGCTGCGGTGGTGGACTTTTATGCGGTTGGGGAACGGGTGCTGATCAGGCACGGCACTCTACAGATCTTCACCAATCTCTTGTCCGGCACTTATCCGAATTGGCAGAAGGTCGTGCCCGAAGATGTCGGCACGCACTTTCAATCTTCAAGGCTCGGGTTGATCGACGTGGTACGCCGGACGATGCTCTTTGCTCGCAAGAACGCCAACAGAGTGAGACTCAAGATGGACGGGAATGCCTTGTTGGTCTCGGCTCGCTCGGACGAACTGGGAGAGATCGAGGAATCGATGGAGGTCGCGCTGACAGGCGACGGCATTGAGGTGGCGGTCAATGGGAGGTATCTGCTCGATGCGCTTGGCCGCATTTCTGCTGACACCGTGCAGATCGACTTTACAGTGGCCAGTCGGCCAGTCGTGATCAAGGGCGAGGGGGACCCTGGCACCTTCGAAGTCATCATGCCGATGGCTCTCGCGTAGGTCCGAACTCAATCTAATGAGAGACCTCAAGAATGCCCCCGCTGGTGCTACAGCAGGGGTTTGTCAAAGGACTGCGCCTAAGAAGGCCGTCAAGCGTGGTGACGTTGTGAGCGGTCGGCTGGTTCCGATCGGGAAGCACAGCAAGCGTGGCGTCGAGGATGTAACGGAGCATCGTCTGTGTGATCTGCCGTTCTGCGACTGCAAAGCGGTTCAGCGGATTCGATACCGGGGTGACTACTACTACCGATGCGCTCGGCACGCTCCGGGGATGATCACGATGATCGGCGGCTACTCCCGATGGAAGGTGGTGCCGATCCATGGCTGATTCACGCATCGAATGGACGGACGCCACGTGGAACCCGGTCACCGGCTGCACCCGTGCGTCGGAGGGGTGCGACAACTGCTACGCCGTGGTGATGACCAAGCGCCTCGAGGCGATGGGGCAGGAGAAGTACGCCGGCCTCGTCAACCTGGGCAAGAACCACTTCAACGGCGTGGTGCGGACGCACGAAGATGCTTTGCTCCTTCCGCTGACGTGGAAGAAGCCGCGCCAGATCTTCGTCAACTCGATGTCGGACCTGTTCCACAAGGATGTGCCGTTCGAGTTCATCGACAAGGTGTTCGCGGTGATGGCGCTCTGCCCTCAGCACGTGTTTCAAGTGCTCACCAAGAGGCCCGATCGGATGGCGGAATACCTGAACGACAGACTGCAACCTGGTGCGGGCGAGACGGTCGGTGCGGACCGAAGATCCTTCATCAGCGCTGAGTGTTATCGCATCCTCGAAGAAGGTGGCGAATGTGACCCAGACAAGGACGCTAACTGGACTGAGGCAGGAAGTCACCGTCGAATGGGATGGGCGTGGCCACTCCCGAACGTGTGGATCGGCTCCAGCGTAGAGGACCAGGTTGCGGCTGACGAGCGCATTCCCCATCTTCTCAAGTGCCCCGCCGCCGTTCGCTTCCTGAGTTGCGAGCCGCTTCTTGGACCGGTCGATCTTGCCCTGACACGATCCGACCGAGTCGCCCACGTGCTCAAGAGCAGTTCTTCATTCCCAGGCTTCGCGAGTACAGGCAAGAAGGAGAGCCTTATCCACTGGGTGATCTGCGGCGGCGAGAGCGGCCACAAGGCGAGGCCGATGCATCCGGACTGGGCTCGGTCGCTGAGAGATCAATGCCAAGCCGCGAGGGTGCCGTTCTTCTTCAAGCAGTGGGGCGAGTTCGCGCCTGGTGACCAGATACCGCCCGCACATAGCCTAGACCCACAACGACCTAGCGGGTTCACCTACCGTGTCGGCAAGAAGGCTGCCGGTCGCTTGCTCGATGGTCGCACTTGGGACGAGGTGCCATCTTGAGGCGCTGGGGTAAGAGCCACGACTGTTGCCGACGATGTGGCACGACTGAGCGCCGATGCGTGGCTCATGGTTATTGCGCTCCCTGCTACCACCAGGTCACCAAAGAGGAGAAGTGGCCGATTGGCCTAAGAGTGTGGGTTGCCTGGGAGGGCGACTGGCACAGTGGTCTGATCGAGACGCGACCAAGCAACAACCTCGCCGGCATCCGATTGGATGACGGTCGGCTGGTTGAGTCTGCGTTCTCACACGGGTTGATCTCTTCGGCATGGGCCAAGCCTTCAATCGAGGATCTGCCGCGAAGCCGTCGTGCTCAGCCGCGAGCTGGCCAGATACTCAAGCTGTTTACTCGGAGTGCCGATGGATGCATTGAAAAGAGACGACCGGACGTGTGGAGCAGCAAGGCTGATGCTTGTCGTGGTTGCGGTCGCACGGACAAACCACATGAAGCTCGAGGCCTTTGTCATCGATGTTATGCGGCTTGGCGCTACCGAACGAACTACAACAGCACAGCCGAGAAGAGTCGGCGTAGAGCCAAGGCGTACCGACTCCGCACCGACTACGATGCTCGTGATTGGGAACGAAAGAAATCGGATCCCAGGCAAAAGGAGTGGCACCGCAAGGCGTCGCTCAACTACGCACGAAAGCACGCGAAGTGGCCGATCGGCTCTTTGGTTCGCACGAGCCTTGGCAATATCGACTTAGACGATCAGATTCGACCTCGACTGTCACGTTCAGCGAAGAACGGACACCCGTATCTGACCGGGCGAATCAAATCGACAAGCAATGCGTCGGCGATCGTGCAATTCGATTCCTTCACGCTGAAGATCCCGTTCGCTCGGCTGGAGAAGGTTCGAGAGGAGGCGGCAGCGTGAGCTCCACGACCTCTCCGAAAAGACCGATCCTTCGATATCAGGGTGGAAAGTGGCGCCTAGCTCCTTGGATCATCGCGCACTTTCCCGAACACCGGGTGTATGTCGAACCATTCGGCGGCAGTGGCTCAGTGCTGCTCAGAAAGCCAAGGTCGTACGGCGAGATCTACAACGACCTTGATTCCGAGGTTGTGAACCTCTTCAGGGTCTTGCGCTCCAAGGAGGACGCGACTGAGTTGATCAGGCTGATCGAGCTCACACCCTACGCCAGGGACGAGTTCTTCTGTGCCTACGAGCCAAGCGACGATCCTATCGAGCGGGCGCGCCGGCTGGTAGTCAGGGCCTGCATGGGGTTCGGCAACTCAGGCGCCATCAACGACTCCATGTGGTCGTCCGGATTCCGACCGAAGACCGGTTTCAGATCCAATTCCAACCGGAGTAACACTCACCCTGCGCGGGATTGGTGCAGGTATCCGGATGGCCTTTCGGCGATCGTCGATCGACTCCAAGCGGTGGTCATCGAGAATGCCCCTGCAATGAAGGTGATGGCTCAGCACGATGAGCCCGAGACGCTCCACTATTGCGATCCGCCTTACGTGCACTCGACCCGAAGCAAGGGCAATAAGCACTGTGCAAAGCACAAGTATCGCCACGAGATGACCGACGACGATCATCGCGATCTCGCCGAATTCCTGAAGAGACTGAAGGGCTTCGTCATCGTAAGTGGCTATAACTGCCCCCTCTACGAAGAACTGTTTGGAGACTGGGCTCGTGTCGACAAGTCGTTCCACGCGGACGGCGCTCGTGACCGGATCGAGTCTCTTTGGCTGAGTCCTAGAACGGCCGGCGCCATTCAATTTTCACTTCTTACGGAGGATGCAGCGTGAAGGTGTCGATCACGATTTCGTTGCCTCCCAAGGGTTGCTCTCCCAACACTCATCGCCACTGGCGAAAGAAGGGCGACGCGATTCGCCAGTATCGGCAGGAGGCCTTCGCCTGCGCTGCCCAGCAGGCGGGTGGGATCCGGTTTCAGCGTCCGGTGCGTGTCGACCACGCCTGGTACATGGGCAAGAGCCAGAAGGAGTCGCTGAAGGTGATTCCGCCACGGTACCGGCCGCTGGATGAGGGAAATGCGATTGCAGCGCTGAAAGCTGCGATCGACGGTGTTGTGGACGCCGGCGTTCTGGTGTCCGATTCGCACGACCGGGTGAAGTGGGGAGAGTGCTCCCTGTTCCGAAACAAGAAGGAGCATCAGGGCCGGTCCTGTGTGGTTTTGACGTTCACGGAGGTGGACTAGCTTGCCGCTATATCTTCAACCGCTCCTCGACACACATGAGGAGCTGATCATTGACCTTTTCGCCGGTGGTGGAGGTGCGAGTTCGGGAATCGAGCAAGCAACCGGAAGGATGGTGGACATCGCCATCAACCACGACGCCGCCGCGGTGGCGATGCACGAGGCGAATCACCCTCAGACGAAACATCTGGTGTCCGACGTGTTCGAGGTGTGCCCCCGCGAAGTGACTGAAGGTCGGCCGGTTGCCTTCCTTTGGGCTTCTCCGGACTGCACGGATCACTCGAAAGCCAAGGGCGGGAAGCCGATTCGGACGCGCAAGCGACGTGCACTCGCGTGGGTGGTGAAGCGTTGGGCCGGCCAGGTTCGCCCTCGCGTCATCATGCTGGAGAATGTTGAGGAGTTCGTCGACTGGTCCCCTCTGGTCGGCACTCCTGGCAATTATCGCCGCTGCCCCAAGCGACGGGGAAAGACGTTCAGGCGATTCATCACCGAGCTGCGGAATCTCGGCTACGAAGTCGAGTGGCGCGAGCTTCGTGCGTGCGACTACGGGGCACCGACCATTCGCAAGCGGTTGTATCTAATCGCTCGTTGCGATGGTCAGCCGATCGTGTGGCCGGAAGCCTCGCATTGCGATCCCAAGACCTTGAAAGAGCGCGTGAAGGCGATTCAGGACTGGCAGATGCCGCACTTGAAGCCATGGCGACCAATCGCCGACTGTATCGACTGGCGGATTCCAATGCTCAGCATCTTCGCCACGAAGGAAGAGGCTAGAGCCTGGGCGTTCGAGCACGGCTACAACGCCAAGCAGTGGGATGGCGAATTCCAAGTGGAAGGCATCCCGATCCGGCCGCTGGCCGAGAACACGATGCGCCGCATCGCTCGTGGGATCAAGCGGTACGTGATCGACAATCCGAAGCCGTACACCGTGCCATTTGTCGCCGGCGTTGGAGGAAGACAAGGTCAAAGCGCTGAGAGGTCAGTGGATCAGCCGTTCCAGACCATCACTGCCAAAGGTGACTCTGCCGTGGTCAGTCCAATCGTGTCGCCAATCACCCACGGCGGCGATCGCCGGACGCCTGGCGCCGACGAACCGTTGGCCACGATCACTTGTTCGCACCGGGGTGAGCAGGCTCTCATTGCTCCGCACCTGATCCCGAGGTACGGAGAGCGCGAGGGACAGGAGCCGCGCTGCAGGTCGGTGGAAGATCCTTCACCGGTGATCGTTCCCGGAGCGAATGGCGGCAGCCTCGTAGCTGGCCATCTCTCGACGTATTACGGCGGTGAAGGTGGCGAGAACCGTGGCGTCGACCTTGATGAGCCACTACGAACGCAAGGTACGGAGAACCGCTTCGGAGTGGTGGCCGCTCATATCCAGCGCGACTTCGGCCAGAGCGTCGGGCACGGTGCCGATGTGCCAACCGGAACGATCACAGGCGATGGACAGGGCAAAGCGGCCTTGGTCGCCTCGTTCCTCGGCCAGAACAACGGTGGCTTTGCCGATGGCAACACCGGTGACGGCAAGCCGCTCGACGATCCGGCGACCACGATCACAGGCAAGGGTGCCAACCAGTCGCTCATCGCCTCGAGCATGGTGAAGTTGAGGGGCACGAGCACTGACGCCGATCCTTGCGATCCGCTGGATACGGTGAGCGCCGGTGGGACGCATCACGGAATTGCGGCAGGCTTCCTCGACCAAGCCAACAACGGCTTTGAGAATCGTGTTGGCCGAGGCCTCGATGGTCCTTCCCCTACGATCTGCGCCTTTGGCTCCCGTGCTCCGCTTGTGGCGGCGTTCCTGAACAAGTTCTATGGGCAGGGTGTCGGCCAAGAGCTCGGTGAGCCTGGCCACACCATCACAGCCAAGGACCGGTTCGGGCTTGTCACCGTCGACATCCGCGGCGAAGAGATGGTGATGACGGACATCTGCATGCGGATGCTGCAGCCGCGTGAGCTCTATCTCGCGCAAGGCTTCCGTCCTGACTACATCATCGACCGCGGCGCGGATGGCCGCGTGCTCAACAAGACAGACCAGGTGCGGATGTGCGGCAACTCCGTTTGTCCGCCAGTTGCGGAAGCGTTGGTGCGTGCCAACTGTCCGGATCTGATCGTGCGCACGGCTGAGAGGCCGCGCCGAAAGCAAAGTAACGCCAGACAGGCGGTGGCTGCCTGACGTGGCCCAAGACTCATTGTGGTTCCGCCAGGATACGACCGAGCTTGAAGCTCCATGGCTCTTCTTCCTGAGCTCCGACGCCTTTAGGGCTTGGGTGATGCTGAAGATGTACGTCAAGCGTGCCGCGGTCAGCCAGAAGGCTCCGAATAGGGCTCAGAGGATGGACCCGAAAGTGGCAGCGCACACATGGCGTGTCACACCGGACTCGATTCAAGAGCTTGAGGCTGCGGCGCTCGACGCTGGTGCATTAACGATCGAAGAAGGGCTTTGGATCGTGACCGACAAGAGCTGCTTTCAGTCTCCTAGATCAGCCGAGAGGGATTTGGCGGAAAAACGTACGCAAACGTCCGCAGATGAGCGGGAAGATCCGCAAACGAACGTGAACGACCGCAAAGGTCCGCACTCTGTCACGCGACAGGGACAGGAACAGAATACAGACTCCCCCCCAACCCCCCTAAAGGGGGGAAATACCCCCCCTCAGGATGCTGGCGCTGAGCCGGAAACCGGGAAGCGGAAGCGTGAAGCGCCGATGGTCAAGCCGGAGGCCAAGGAGGTGGCCGACTACTTCCGGGCCAACAGTGGAAAGGGTGAGTGGGCACGGCAGTTTTTCGATTACTACACCTCGAACGGTTGGAAGGTCGGTGGTCGGGCTCCGATGAAGGACTGGCAGGCTGCGGCCCGGAAATGGATTCGGGAGGAAGCGGCCAAGGCGGCTCGACGTGGCGACGGGCAAGGTGCTCCAAAAGGGGATGATGAGCCGCGAAAACCTGAACAAATCCGGGATTACAAGTCGGTCATGGCTCGGTCGTCGGATCTTGATCACCTGGCGAATGATCCGAAGTTCGCCGAGATGATGGCGGAGAACCGGCATCGGGACGTCGCCATGCTCATCGATCTGGAGACGAAGCTGCCTTGGGATGAACGGGCTTGGAGGCGTCGGAAATGGCCAGATCATCCGATCGACGACTAGCCGCGAGATTTGACCAGATTTGACGGCGAACAGAAATTTCAGATTCAAAGAGGGAAAGAAAAGAATGCAATCAACAAAGAACAAACCGAAGTGCGACGAGTGCGGAAAGGACATGGTGCGGATGAACCATGACGGGATCATCAGCCAGGCGTTTTGCTATCACTGCGAAGTGGCGCATCTTGGGAAGCTGCACATTCTGCAGGCTCGGGTTCAGAAGCTCGAGGAAGAGCTGCAGAAGCGATCGGCGGCGAAAGTCTCGATCGACGATGAGACCCACGCCGCTTTGCGGGAATGGGCAGACGCTAGGCGCCACAAGTCGAAGAGCCATCCGCTGGATTATTCGGCTCCGCAGTCGGGATTGAGCCCTGAAGATGAGGCTCGGGTCGACTATGAGACTGCGCTACGGACGTGGCGGATCGACATCGTTCAGCGTTCGATCGAGCGAATGGCGAGGAGCGTTTACCATCGCCGGCTGCTTGAGGATATGACCTGGCACATGTATGGTGAAGGTCGGCAACTCGAATCATTCGCAGCCAAGCCTCGAGGTGGTGATGGTGACCTGGTGCTGGCCACTGAGTGGAAGGCGATGATGAACGCAGTTGCGGGGGCGATCGAGAGATCGACGGACAGACCGACAAGGAGCGTGATGTGATGGAAGATAGAGCGGCGTATGGCCCTCCTGATCCGATGGAGGAGAAGTTGAAGATTGCGGTGGAGTTCCTCGAGTTCGTTAAGGACTTTGATGGTGTAAGCGTCGAAAGAGGGGTGGAGATTGGCGTGCGAGCTCGTGAGGTTCTGAAGGAGATCGAGAGAGTCGATACTCGGGCACGGATGATGGCGCGAAGAAGGGCCGTGATGGAGCAATCTGCATGCTGCCTCGAGCCTGTTGAAGTCGATCTCGAACTGATCGCGGCAGAATCTATCGCAGCGAAACGAGACGGTGGGGAGAGCGCGAGTTAAAAGCATGGGTGAGACCGAGATCATCAATGTCGAAGTGGTGCTTCCCGAGCCACCGGAAGGATGCGCTTGGATTCGCGTGGGGCAGCTACATGCGCTCGTGGATTCCGATATGGTCGAGGCCTTGAGCAAGCACAAGTGGCACATCGTCAGTGGCTATGCAATGACGAACATTCGGCAGCCTGATGGTTCATGGCGCAGCGTGGCCATGCACCGGATCGTCAATGGGACTCCTGACGGCTTGGAGACAGATCACATCAATCGTGAGAGGTTGGACAACCGCAGGTGCAACCTCAGAACTGCGACCAGGGCTCAGAACGCCAGGAACGTTGACAACGTCGAGGGGTCAGAGGTCAAGTATAAAGGCGTGAGAAAAAAGGTTCGGGCAGATTCGAAACTGCCATACGAAGCTCGGATCAACCGGAATGGGAAGCGGCATTCGCTAGGTCATTTCGCCACTGCCAGGGAGGCTGCATTGGTCTACGACAACGCCGCTAGGGTGATGTTCGGCGAATACGCTGTCTTGAACTTTCCTGAACAAGCGCAAGAAAACTGAGACGATTCGCTTGCCTTCTGCGTATACTACTTTTGATTGGGCCCGGACATTCTTGTGCCCGGATGGAGTCGCAACTCGCAAGAGGAGCGGCTTTTTTGTTGCCCGACATAAGGACAAGAAGAGCTCGTGGCCAACGACGCTCTCATTCAGATCCTCCTTCCCTGGGGCTCGTCGGTGCTGCGGCGGGTCCCGACCCTTACTTATCCGGCGTTCTTACGCGCCGCTGATCTGGAGGCATGTCATGTGAGTCCCGCAGGGATCACTCCATAAGGCAGGTCAGGGCTGGAGATGGTGACAGCAGTGCATGGTTCTTCATCGCACCGTTCGGCTTCGTCCGGACACGGCCCACATGGTAGGCGCTGCAAAACCTCGAAGGCCCTGATTGAACAGGTTTAACAACAATGTCCGCTCTTCTTCCTGACAAGGTCGAACACATCGTCTGGCATACCGCTGCGCATGGTCGAGAAGCGACCGGCGAGGTCTTCGACACCACAGCCAAGCAGATCGATTCTTGGCACCGAGACAAAGGCTGGAACGGCATCGGATACCACTTCGTTGTCCGGTTCGATGGCACGGTGGAGGCGGGAAGACCGCTTAGCCAGGTCGGTGCGCATGTCGAGGGGATCAACGAGAAGTCGATCGGCATCTGCTTTTCTGGCCATGGCGACCTGAAGCCACTGACCCCGGCACAGGTCGAAGCTGGCGTCAATCTCACGGTTCAATTGCTGAACCAGTTTCGTTTGCGAGAGCAGTTTATGGCCGGAGACGAGCTGATCGTCATGGGCCACCGAGAGGTGAATCGGCTCGTGGAACGGGGCAGGGCTCCGAAACGAAGCTCCAAGACTTGTCCTGGAGCGAAGGTGGACATGAACGCGGTTCGAGATCGGGTTCAGTCGAAGATCGGTGACAACAAAGAGATCGCCGAGCGGCCGTCGAAGTTGACGTTTTCGAATGCCGCGCAGATGCTTCAGGGATTGCAGGCGGTGTACGCCGCGGCGGCGAGTATGGGATTGCCGGATGACTCGCTGGCACACCTGAACAGTTTTCGAAAGGATCCGGTTGTGGATCTGGTGGTTACTATCGCCAAGGGCGAATGACCACATCTACCGCTTCTTCTTCAACTAGGAAATTGAACGGATGCCCTTTGCAATCGATGCGACCGTGCCCCTGTGGCCTGTGCTCGTCCTCGTCGGTACCGGTCTGCTCTTCATCGCTGGCCTTCACTGGAAGGTCTTCATGCAGAGCTCGGACATCAAGATCATGAAGCAGGAGCTTGGCCGGCTACAAGGCGCAGCAGCGATGCGCGACGACCTACGCAAGCTCGAGAAGGAGTTGGAGGCACAGAACTTCAGCCAACAGAAGTTTGAGCTGGCGGTGACTGACCGTTTGGCCCGGATCGAGACGACGATCGGCAGCGGTCTTTCGCGCCTTGAGGCGACGATCCGCGACGCGATTTCCAAGTCTTGACTTCACCTTGTAGGTGATTGTGAACCGCATGAACAAGTTCCTTTCCCAGGATGCCGCGAAGCTGGTCATCGTGATTCTTGGCGTGTGCCTGATCGTGATGATTCTAGGCGGCGGGATTCTGAACTTCATGGACCGTCAGGTTCCTGACCGGTATTTCGACATCATCAACTCGATCGTGGTGGGCTTGCTGGCTCTGCTGGCTCGGTCCGGAGATCCGATGCAGGTCGAGGTGACGAACACGAAGCAGGATCCGGTTCCAACCGAGGACGCGAAGCGCTAGTCTGTGTCCGGTGGACGGAATTCAAGCCATAGCTGGTTGACGCTTGCAAACAGAATGAGAGAGCCATCCTCCATCTTGATGTCCCACGCTCCGCCTTCGTTCGAGCCGCCCTTGGAAACGATCCGGCCTAGCATCCCGTCGGAGCGACGGATAAGGTAGCGATCGACTTGAAGCCTTGGGTCATCAGATGTCATGGCCCATTCTAACGAATACCCTGCCCGTTGAATGCCGGATGGGCTCGGCTCCGTGCTGCCAGATGCGCGTAGAGGGACCGTGAAGAGCGGAATCTGGCACCTAAATTGCGGGGAGTGCCCAGGTGGGCAAGCCGGTCTCATAAGCCGCGCAGCGGCGGGTTCGAGTCCCGCCTCCGCAACTGAACCTTTAGATGCGCGAGACCTGATGGTCTCGCTTGGTCTCTCTTATGAAGAAACTTCTAATTGCGGCAGCGTTGCTGCCTTGTCTCGCTGTTGCCCAGTCGCAGACTCCGCCTCCGTTGCCGGTGCAGTTCCGGTATTCGGTGGTCTACGACGGTGGCGCGTTCAGCCCGGTGATCGGCACTCAGGTCGCCTCGCTGCGCAACTTCGTCGGCACTCGTCGAGATGCCGAGGTGTGGTTCCCCGTGCTTGGGCTCAGTCTTTCGAGCAATCAACCGAATTTCGGCGCCGCGCTCGTGATGCCCGTTCAGGTCGCCGATAACGCTCGGCTGCTGATTGGCTTGGCAGGAAAGATCGAAGCCGGCCAGAAGGCACGGATCACTCCCATTGTTGGGATCGAGATTCGTGGCTAAGACGAAGCTGTACACACGGCGTCAGATGCGTGCATTTCGCATGAGACGCCAACGGGAAGCGGCAAGGGAGTACGGTGCGGTCGAAAGGTATCTCAGGAAAGAGGCCGAGGCCGAGCGCTTGGGTGCTCGAGGATACGGAGGAGTCGAGGTTCGAACCGGCGACGGACCTGCCGGAATGGGTGAGCCAGACGTTTCTCGAGGCCGAGAGCCCTCTTTTCAATTTAGACCACGCTCATCTTCAGGAAGCGGTGGTGCGGTTCCTGTGGGCAGGGTGCCCGAACAAGACTCAGGACAAGCAGATCCTGGGGACCGCGCAACTCGGCCGTCCGACCGGCAAGCCGTGGCCGCGGGGCCGACAAGAGCAGCAGCTTAGGGAATGGTTCGGCTGCGTGCCGGACTTCTTGATCACGCTGGATGCGCAGTTCTGCCATCGGTGCTCAGATGTGTCGCTTTGCGCTCTTGTGGAGCACGAGCTGTACCATTGCGCTCACGCGGAGGATAAGTTTGGCGAACCGCGGTTCGATCGAGATGGCAATCCGATCTGGTTCATGCGTTCGCATGACGTCGAGGAGTTCGTCGGAGTTGTCGAACGGTATGGCGATTGGGAAGCTGGATTGCAAGCGCTTGGGAGGGCGCTGGCGCACGGTCCCTTGATTGGCAGGGCAGATATTGCCGGTGCCTGTGGAACGTGCCTGAGGGTTGCATAGATGTCACGTTCGACCGGAGCACGCGATCTTGACCCGGTGCAGCGTGAGTTCATCGTTCGCAGACGTGCTCTTGGGGACTCCATCCCCCGCATCTGTGAGGACTTCCACCAGGAATTCAAGCGGAAGCTGAGTCGGCAACTGGCGCACTGGTACGACGCTTCCGACCCTGTTCGGCGTGAGAAGCTCGATCCGGCGCTAGTCGAACTGTACGATCGGGTCTTCAAGGAGTTTCGAGAGGATACGGAGGCGATCGACATCGCTCACCGGGCGATCCGGCTGCGCGGGATTCAACAGGACATCGCGGTTCTCGAGGGTGAGAGGCTCAGGCTGACGGATGAGAAGGTTCAGAGGCGAAACGTGCCCCTGATCATGCAACTGACGGAGAAGATCAACGAACTTCGAGAGCAGGCCGCGAAGGAGGCAGGCGGCAGTTATACGAACAAGCACCTGATCGAGCATGATCTGCGCAAACTCTCCGACGAAGACCTTATCGCCCAAGCAGCGAGCATTGTTGGAGGAACTCATCCGGCGCAAGGGCAGCCAGGAGAAGCCGACAGCGAAGCGGTTCGAGAAGTACCAGACGGATCCGGTTAGCTACTCGCGAGAGATCCTTGGGGTTCAGCCATGGGCCGGCGTCAACGCGAAGGGGCAACTGGAACTCTTCCAGGACATTGGCGAATCGGTTCGGAAACAACTCGCCGGTGAACAGGCGATCAAGATTTTCAGGGTCGAGGCTGGCCACGGCGTCGGCAAGACCTTCGGTGCGGCGTGCATTGCCAACTGGTTCTTTGATTCGTTCGGGCCGTCGATCACGCTGACCACAGCGCCGACGAGCGACCAGGTGAAGCTCCTTCTGTGGAAGGACATCAAGTCGCTTCGGAAAGGCAAGGGATTGCCCGGCAGGGTTCTGCCTGACGAGTCGAAGATGATCATGGCGGACGATTGGTTCGCCATCGGCCGTACGACGTCGGACAGCCACAACAAGGGCACAGAGAGGGCTCAAGGACAGCATGGCCAATACATGCTGTTCGTGCTCGACGAGGCGGAAGGCGTTCCGAAGTTCTTCTTCGACGCGGTCAACGCGATGATGACGGGTGGCCTGGTGGTCATCCTGTTGCTCCTTGCGAACCCGAAGACACGGAGCTCGGAGTTTCACAAGCTCGGCAAGCAGTCTGGAGTCCAGAACTACCGTCTCTCGGTTCTCGACCATCCAAACGTCGTCTACAACCGAAACGTCGTTCCCGGAGCGACTAAGCGGGATTGGGTGATCGAGATGATCGCCAAGCACTGCGATGCCGTGCACGTCCATGACGAGGACACGCACACCTTTACAGTCGAATATCCGGTTGAGAAGGATGGCCGCGAGATGCCGGCTGGAACGATCTGGCGGCCTGATCCGGAGTTCTGCTTTCGCGTTCTTGGAATTGCGCCGGCGAATCTTGCTGACCGGGTGTTTGTCTCACCTGGTCGGTATGAAGGCGCACTCAAGCGTGAACCGGATCGGTCTGATTCGGAATGGGTGACGATCGGCGTCGACGTGGCTCGGTTTGGGTCGGACTCGGGCACGATCTACTGTCGGCATCGAAATGTGGCGAAGCGGAATGCGCAGATCATCAACGGTGACACGCAAACCTACTTCGATCAGGTGGTGAAAGCGGCCAGCGATGCCCGGAACGATGGCGCCATTCGGCTCTCGGTGCGGGTGGACGGTACCGGTGGCTTCGGTTCAGGTCTTATCGACATGCTGAAGTCGGATGTGTCGCTGCGGCGGCTATTCCAGGAAGTGCGGGTGCATGAGGTGCACTTTGGCGCTTCAGCCTACGACAGTGAGTCGTACGACGACATCGTTACCGAAATGTACGCGGAAGCCGCGGAGACGTTGAAGGGGATTCGGCTGGAGCACGTTCCGGCTGAACTGGAGACGGACCTCACGGACCGGAAATACGACTGGGTGAACCGGCATGGCCGCTCACTTCGAAAGCTCCAGGAGAAGGAGAAGTTTCGCAAGGATCAGGGCCGCTCACCGGACGATGGAGACGGTTTGGTCTTGGCAATCGCTCCTGAACACATCTTTGGCGACCTGTATGTCCATCACGAGGCCACTGAGGCGACGGTGAACCTGGATCACACGCACTATGAGCCTCTTCGCGACGAATTCAACAGCTTTGAGGCACCGTTCTAATGTCTGAGATCACGATTACGCCTGGTGAGCAGCGGATCCCTTCGGGTGAAGGTGCGCTGATCATGCCTCCTGAATTCCTTCAGGCTGCCGGCATGTTCGGCCAGGAGGCGCTGATGCGTCGGATGATGCGTGATCCGTACCTCGGACTGGCTTATCAGGTCATCTGCGCCTTGGTTCTCGAGGGTGAGCATCAGATTCTTCCTGCCATTGGCGATCCGGATGAGGACGACGCTGATCCGGAGGCGCTGGCGCTCAAGGCGTTGGCCGATGAGTACGCGGTGTTTGTCGAGGGATTCGTGAAGCGTTTGCGAAGACCTTTGCGGCGTTCGCTCCTGTATGCCATGGAGGCGCTGCCCTATGGCCACAAGCTCTCCGAGATCGAGCATGGGCTCGACGATGAGGGCAGGATCGTGGTGGTCGATGTGGCCCCCAAGCCTCGTGGCGCTTATGAGCTGAGGCTCGACAAGGCAAACCGGCTGGTTGCGGTCGTTCCGCGTGGCGCCGGAGTGAAGGAAGGGGACGTCCTCAATCCGAGCTCGGTCTTCATCTTCTCGCTCGGTGGCCGCGATGATTCGCCGGTTGGCACTCCTGCCCTGGAGCGTGCTTATGAGGCTTGGTACCGGAAAGGATGCGCGAAGCCGAATGAGACGAAGGCGCTTGCGATCTTTGCCGGTGGTGTGGTCTGGGCGGAAGGTGAGAAGGATGTCGCGTCGACTGTGAACGTGGTCGATGCCACGGGCAAGACGACGACTCAGAACGCTACTCAACTCATTGCCAACGAGGTCGCGAAGCTCAGGACAGGAAGAACCGCGGCGCTGCCTCCCGGATGGACTTTGGAGTCGTTTCCTCCGGCTCAGAACTTCGGTGCGTTCGATTCGACATACAACCGCTGCGATCGGGAGATGGTGACGAGCTTCTTCGTTGCGTCACGGTCGCTGATGGAGGCGGAATTCGGCTCCAAGGCGGACTCTGAGACTGCGGAAGGGATGGTCGCCTCGATCCGCGACTGGCTGCGCGGTGAGTTGTGCGAGGCTGTGCGCTCTCAGATCTTCATGCCGGTGATCGTGGCCAACTTCGGCGAACCGGCACGAGACTTGTGCCCGATTTACGACATCACCACTGAAGAGCGATCCGAAATCGCTGCGGTATCTCAGATCCTGGCGGCGTTCGACAATGCGGGGATGCTGGTGCCTGAGCTGGCGGATTACCTGCTGACTCTGATCGGCGTGCCTGAGAACGTCCGGCGTGCGGTGGTGAAGGCGATCCAGGGGATGGAAACCGAGGCGGAGGAGATGCCCCAGACCGAGCAGGAAGAGGAAGAGCGCTCGGAACAGTTTGAGAGTCGGTTTGCCGAAGTGGTTGCCCGACGTGGCGCTGCGTGGCGATTTGCAGAAGACAAGGTCACGAGAGCCAGTAAGGCGAAGTCAGCGGTAGCAGATCGACGTGCGCGACGGATCATCAGCCGGTACGACAAGTCGCTGCGAAAGACGGTGTCAAGGTGGCTAGATGGCCGGATCGATGATGAGGCGTTCGAGCTTCGATTTGGTGAGCTGCTGGCCAACGGCCATGAGGAAGCGGCGCGGCTCGGATCGGCGCTCGCTGGTCGCACAGGTGCGGCACTTCCTGCCGCAGTTCGTGAATACGTGGCATCGACGCTTTCGATCGAGGGGGATCACCTCCGGACGCTTGTCGAGGAAGTGGAACAGGGGCTCAGGACGCCGGCACAGACCCGTCTTGCAGCACGCCGATACGCCGGAAGGATGAGCGGCACGATGAGCGCTGCCTTCCACGAGGCCTCGCCGGAAGAAGCGACGTTTACATGGCAGCTTGGCGCGGCTGAGCACTGTGAGGACTGCCCCCGGCTGGCTTCGATGTCGCCTTGGCAAAAGGATGAGCTTTTCACGCGGCCGCGGGAGGGGGACACGATGTGTCGCCTCAACTGCAAGTGCCGCCTTGTTCGAGATGATGGTGCGGTCGCACCTGGATTCGTTGGCCTAGACGATTACGACGAATAGGCCGCTTTCGGAACGCTTATGAAACCCAAGACTTGGACCACAGGCAACCTGTGGAGCGCTTTGCAGCGCGTGCTTTCTGCGGATGCGGTGTATTCGTGGATCATCGACATCAAGCCGATTGGCCAGACAGTCATCTACGGCGATTCAGGCAAGTACTTCGAAGCTCCGTACACGGTGGATGCTTCCGGCACGGTCTCGATCGGCACTCCGGTGGAGGTTCGGTCCCAGACGATGTATTGGCCGGCCGATCAGGTGTCGTTCAACGTTTTCAGCTCTTCGCGAGCGAGTTCGGACGGCACGGTGGAACTGACCGGGCTCCTATGGCGTGCAGGACGGTTTCCTGAGCGGCCTATCCGGGAGACGGATGAGAAGGACGTCGAGGCGATCGTTGCCAACTTCGAACGGGATCCGGAAGCGGCGGCAGTCATCCTCGACCACAACGAAACCTCCTTCCTGAATGAGGCGCTCGAGCGTGACGGCGCGAAGATCACCAAGCTTTGGGCGCAGGGCAAGGAGCTTTGGGGCACGATCCGGGTTCCTGGCTGGTTCGCCTCGGCAGCGCGCGAGATGATCAAGTCCGTTTCGGTCGGACTCGATGAGACGCTGCAGCGCCTTGAAGAAGTTTCCTTCGTGCGGCACCCGCGTGTGGCTGACGCCGCCGTGTTCTGCACGCTCCCCAGTTTTGAGTTATTCGCTCAGTCTCATCCCGAGATCGCAGAGCGGATTCGACAGGGCCAGCAGGCCACAGACAACCAGAGGAAAGACATGAGTAAGAATCCTTCCGTTATCACGCGGTTGGTTGGCATCTTCACGAAGCTCCCTCCCGATCAGCGGGAAGGACTTACGGAAGCCGACATCACCGCGGCATTGACACCCACGCCGGAAACCACGCCGACTCCCTCGCAGGAGTTCCAGGGTGATCCCGCGCTTGTCGCGCGGATCGCCGAGCTGGAAAGGCAGACGGCCACTCAGAGTGCGCAGTTCGCCCATCAGACGCGCATGAACAACGCTCTGACGCTCTACGGCGCGATGCTAAACGCTGGCAAGGTCGTTCCGGCGCAGCGCGATGGCTTCATCAAGGAGTACATCGCCGCCTCGATTGCCGACGAGCATAACAAGTTCGACGACAAGCACGCCGAGAGCTTCATCGCCGCCATGAAGGCGAAGTATGAAGCCGCTCCGGCTCTGTTCCACTTCGGCGCTCCTCGGATCGACTCTCATTCTGAGGTCGAAGAGGCTCGTGCCTCGATCTTCAGCGACTCGGACTGGGCGGCCACGGGCAGCCCGGACAAGGGAGGCAAGTAAGCCATGAATGTCGGTTACAACGTAATTGGACAGCGCGGTCTTAGCAACTACCGCGTTTCGGCTCAGCCGCCGAAGAACAAGCCAGTTGCTGCAACGATCGTTTGGAGCGAGATCGATCGTATCGAGGGCCAGAACGAGATCGTGACCATCACGATCGACGCGACGGGTGGCACCTTCACCATCTCCTTCGGTGGGCAGACCACCGCAGGACTCGCCTACGATGCGACCGCTGCGACGGTGGAGGCCGCTCTCGAGGGGCTTTCGACGATCGGGAACGGCAATGTGCGCGTGACCCTGGCGGATTCGGTCTATACGATCGAGTTCATCGAGGATCTTCGGCACACCAACGTCGGTGCGGTCACGACCAACCCGGCATCCCTCACCGGTGGAGCTGGTACGGCCACGGTCGCAGTCAGCCAGGCCGGAGCCGCGGACGAAGACCAGGACTTGCCAGGTGGCGTCACTGCTGCCTACGGTGAGCGGATCCTTCGCGCCGGCACGATCCTCACCAAGGACGGTGACACCTATCGTCCTGCAACCGATGAAGACACCCTCGTGAGAGGCGAGTGCTTCATCGTCGATCGGCACTACTTCGAGTCTGTGGATGCTCCTCAGATCGGAGACGTTTTCGATGAGGGAGTGGTCTATTTCGACCGGCTTCTCATCGGTGGCAGCGGACAGGTGTCCGAGGCCGACTTCCTGGATGCATTCCCGAGCGTTCGGCTGCATCGCGACTAAGGAGCCCGTAAGAACATGAGAATCTTCTCTGCACTTCTCTCCGTCCTGGCGCTTGCGGACATCCGCAGGATCATCCAGGAAATTCCCGACGAGCGCTTGCGGCCTTACGGAGGGCCTTGGGGCAACCGCATTCCCGATGTTCCTGCAGATCATCGGGAGCTGTCGGAGATCGATCGTAACGTTGCACCGGCTGCGCAGATTCTTGCGCCTGGGGCGACTTCGGTAGACGTCAACACTCTGCCGACCGACCTGGTCATGCACAAGGCGTTTCGCCTGAAGAGTTCGAACCGGATGAGCCAGTCCGACATGGAACTACTCATGTCGGTGCGGGATTCGGGTGGCGCGGTTCCTCGGGATCGTCAAGCGCTGCTCAACATCGCACGACGCCACATCGAACGCAGAATGCAATCGGTCAGAACGACCCGTGGCATTTTGCTTTCCGCGATGGCGGTTGGCGATCTCCAGTGGAGTCATCAGGGGTACATCGCCTCGATGGACTTCGGGATGCCTTCCGAGATGAAGCTCACTCCTGGAACCTACTGGATCGACAACACTGGCACGCCGGATGCCACTGCCACTCCTATCAGCGATCTTATCGCGATGGATCAGGCAGCGGCAGACCTCGGTGGAGCTCCGTTCGACCAGATCGATATGAGTCGCTCGGTATTTCAGGCGACCCTCGCCACCGACGAGTATCAGGACCAGGCGAAGGCGCTTTCGGCGGTGTACAACGTCGCCTCGCTGCCCGTGGCCGGTTCTGAGGCGGCTCATCAACTGGCGGCTCGGGTGCTTGGCAAGACGATCAATATCGTGGACAACACGTATCAGATCGAGAATGCCGATGGCACTCGCTCGACCGGCCGGTACGTGCCTGAGAAGTACGTGACTTTGTGGCGTTCGTCCGATGGCATCGCTGCCTACGACTTCGCCAACTGTCCGCTGACAGAGAGCGCCGTCGCTGCAATCGCTGGCGATCCGACGTTCGGTGGTGACGTAGTTCGCGGTCCGATGAGCTACATGACTCTGGATCGGGATGACTTCGCTTGGGTCCGGATGCACGGCACTCAGGAAGGCACCCCTCGCCGGCACATCCGAACGGCTACGGCACGGATCACGGTGATCGAGCCGGAGTAGGCGTCGGCCTGACATGACCTAACGATCAGGGCTCCTGGAGTTGATTCGGGAGCCCTGATCTATTCAAGAGAGGTTTCAAAACAAATGTTGACGATCTGTATGATCATCTGCGTGGTCGGTGTAATCGCCGCGACCACGGTTTTTCCAGACCATCTGAAGGATGCTCTGAAGCGGGGCGAGTCCATTACATTCCAGAAGAAGCGGTACGGTCCGAGAGACTTGCCCATGCTTCTTTCGAAGTACCCGTCGCAGGATGGGGCCGGGGCTGACGCCGCTGGCAGCTCTGAGGAGTTCGAGCAGCTTCGCGCACGCAACGAGGAGCTCGAGAAGGAGCTCAAGGACACCGCCGATGCCTATGTGAAGGTGGATGACGAGCTGAAGTCGGTTCGTGACTCGCTCGATAAGGCGGAGGCTGAGATCAAGGCGCTCAAGCAGGCATTCGAAGAGGAGCGCGATCCTGAGGTCGAGGCGCTGTTGGCCGAGATTGCTCCTGGAGATGCGAAGAAGCTCGACAACTTCACGGTTGACCAGCTTCGGGCGCTCGGCAAGTTCAAGAAGATCGAGGGCGCGGAGGAGATGACCAAGGGCGCCATCGTGGAAGCGCTGATCAAAGGCGCAGAGTAACCAAGACTTGGCCCTGAAAACCGTGCGGTGTTGGTACGACCGTGTGGACCTCTGACACTCCGACAGGGGAACGGGAAGTAAGGGCCGAGATTTTCACCTGATTTCTTATGGCAACGACCTACGATTCCACCCTGCCGACTGCGAAGGATCGGATTCGCCGCATGATCGGCGACCGGCGCAGTCCGTGGCGCTTTGATGATGAGGAGATCGTTGCGACGCTGGCCGAGTACGGTTCTGACGCTCAGTCCGAGATCCGAGCAGCGATCGCTTTGCTGGAGGAGGAGACCACGACGGTTTCCGAATCGAAGAAGCAGGGATCTTGGAGTAGGTCAAGGACCGTGTCCGCTGACAATCGGAGCCGAATTGAGGCCTTACGCGCTCGGCTGGTGGCACTCGATGCAACCGGCGCGGTCAGTCCGGTGGGGATTGCTGATTCTGATTTCCCTGAACCGGAGCCATTCCCGATTTACCGAGAGGCCGGCTTCTAAGTGGACGATCTGTATCTGCCCCATACGTGCACGTGGTCGCAAGCGATCCGGCGCGATGTGGACGAAGCCGGAATCGATGGCTCACATCGACAGGCGACAGGTGTCGAGGTGTCCGCCATGTTCGATCCGCTGACGCCTCGGGATGCCGAGTTGAAGTTTGGTGTGGTCGGAACGAAGTCCCCTTTTCTGGTCTTCCTCGATCCTGCTGAATGCGAGGGGATTCAGGCCGATGACGTGCTGATGCGCGACAGTCTGCCCTACCTGGTGAAGATGGTAAAGCGGTTCGACATGGACGCTGATCACTACGAGGTCATTGTCGACGTGATCACGAGGGGCCGAGCATAGATGGAAAAGGTCGCCGCGATTCTGACCGAGATTGCCAAGCGGGTTCAGGATGCCTGGGAGCTGAACCCTGACCAGGTGTTCTTTGACCCACGGCCGTCTGAACTGCCTCCGGTAGGGCAAGACTATGCGGCGATTCGCTATGAGCTGATTCAGGGCCGCAGAGGGACCGGTGGTCACGACGTCATGCTGCTGCGGGTCGATGTCGCGGCAGAGTTGCAGGATCCTTGGGTGACTCAGCCGACCAGCGAGCCTCCGAACCCTCCGCCTCTTCCCGTTCCGGTGGATGAGAGGCGCGACACGCGGATGTCCTGTGCCGGTGCGCTTCATGCAAGGCTGACCCCCACGGCGGCAAGCGAATACGACCAGGTGGCCGGATATGAAGAGCCGGTGGTCGTCGAGGTTCTGACGTCCGCGCTTGAAGAGGTGCCTGGCGTCTCTGGCTCGGCCCGGATCCTAGTCGGACTCACCGTTGAAGGGTGGGTGACTATTCCCCGCGGTGGCTTGTAGATGGCGACTCGGCACCGAAGCGCACTTGCTCTCTACGACAAGCAGAGAGCGGCCTTTGAGCAAGCGTCTGGAGACGCCGTGAAGGCCTGGGAGATGATCCCGAAGGAGTACGAGAAGGCGGCCTATGAGCTGCTTTCAGGAACGCTCACACCAGAGCAGACTCGGGGTGCTTTTGCGAGGCGCGGCGGACCGGTGGCCCGATACAACCCGCGTGATCCTGCTCGTGCACAGGTTCGGGCTCGTGGCCGCGGTAGTGCCCCACTCCTTCCGATCAACGTGCAGACTGGTCGACTGCGACAGGCGTTGCTACGCCAGAACGTCAAGGTCGGCAATCAGAGCTTTGGCGATGCAGCCATAAGCCGGCAGGCAGTCGCGACTCAAACAGTGGGAGTAGCGCGGAGCCGGTCAGGTGATTCGATTTTCGTTTTGAGCCCGGAAGGTACGGCCTCGATGGTCAGCCGAACGTTTTGGACGACGCTGCGGAAGACGTGGCGCACCAGCAACAGGGCATTTCGGGACGTGTTTGTTCGCGCTCAGCGCAAGGCAATGGTTAGGTAGCAAAAAATGAGTAATCAAACCTCAAATGACGTTGGGACGCTGACGATCGGCGGAACCAGCTTCCTCCAGGTGTTCGAGGACGTTCAGTGGTCGTGCGATCCTGAATTCGACGACTGGCAGAACCCGACTCGGCTCCGAAAGGGCAGTCAGCCGATGAAGAATGCGGCCAGGCTCGAAGTGCCGCTAAAGCCGGTGAAGACTGGCTCGGTGCGTCTGAGTCACTTCGACCTGACTGCGCTATCGCTGGCTGGGATCAGCCTTCTGGATGAATATGAGTCGCTTGAGTTTCGGGTGACGAATCCGATCAGCCCGCTTCCGAACGGTGGCGAATTCAAGCGACGGTTCCAAGTCGATCCAGGTGGGACACTCGAGGCGACGATCAATACCGAGCTGCAATCCGAGAATTCGGAGATCGTGGACCTTCTCGCGCTCTTGGAGTCGGACGATCCAGACGATCTTGCGGCGATTCTAAGCATGACGCTGAACGCGGTGGCGATCACCGCGCCTGGAAACCTTCGACGCGGCACTCACAATGCCGGTGGCCGGCAAAAGGCGACGATCCAGTGGGAAGGTAGCGACAACGAGGCGACCTATCCGACCGCTCCGACTGGCACGTCGACGATCTTGGAGCGTGCGATCAATGCTCCGAAGACGCCGCTTGCGTTCTCCTATGTTTCGAAGCTGGTCGAAGGTCTGGAGCGCTCTGGAAACCTGCTGATCGCCAGTGGAATGGTCCGGATCCCGTCCGACAAGCTGGTTCAAGAGACCTGGTCGTTCGTGGTCAGCGAGCCTTGGACTACGGAGGTCACAACCGCGGAGTAAAGCTATGAGCAAGAAGAAGAAAGTGAACAAGTCGGCAGAGCCTCAACCCGGCCGCAACAGGCATACGATCGAACCCATCAGAGAAGGATTGCGGATGGCGTTTGACCCTGAGAAGCCCGCGAAGCCGGCCAATACAGGCGGTGACGACAACAAGTGAGCGAGACGCAGGAGCTCGTTTATGTGACGGTCGAGGATCTTCTGTCCGCGGCGCAAAAGGCTCGGGAGACACCAACGGTGGACATCAACGTCGGAGGCGCTTTCATGCGCTTCCGGCTTGCTCAATCGCACGATGAGATTCTGGCGCTCGATCGACGACGGCAGGAGTTCGTGCAGGAGGTCCGGTCGAAGGAATGTCCTAAGGCTCTCAAGCCATACGCGAAGCTGAGCGACGATTCACTCAGCACCGCTGCATTGATCGCCTATACAGCCGACAATCCGAAGCTGACGATCGGTCAAGCGCTCGACCTGATGGCTGATGGCCTGACGGTTCAGGTCATTTTGAAATCGCTGCAAAGAGCCGGAATCGCGCACCTTCTCGAGGTCGCCGCGGCGAGGATCGATGCAGGAAAAAAAGACTCGAATCAGACCCCTACTACCGACTGATCTTATCGCTGTCGGTGGACAAGTTCGGTAAGGCGCCGGCGAAACTGGAACCGGATGAATGGGAGGCGCTGTGGGACTATGCGGCGCTGAACGTGCTTCGAAAGGAGGAGTACGACCGTGACCATCCGCCTCAGAGCGGATAGATGCCTGCGTATGCTGGCTGGACCCCTGTGGGGGTTCTCACAACGTCCGTAACGTCCCGCCATTCATCAAGGTTCAGCTCGCGCCGAGTGAAGCGGACGACGGAGTCGGTCCCGATCCTCTTTCCATTCTGATCGTAGAACGAAACGCCAACCATAGCTGCCGCTGGCTCCTTGTGTATGCCTTGCATGCCGACGGTCACATTGAAACCGCCTTCTCTCGCAGGGGTGAGTAGAAGGTATTCGACCCTGCACGTATCTAATTCCTCGCCAAAGTCGACTCTCGATCCATGGACAGGGCGGATGATCTCAGTGGGGTTCTTTGCCTGGAGCTCTGCGAGGGTTCTCTCGGCAGTTCTTGAAGACACCAGCTTGCCCACAAATAGTCCGATGGCCATGAAGGCTAAGCCCACAAAGACGGCCAAACCTATATAGGTCGTTCTCGTTGCTGTCATCTCTATGCTCCTCAATCTTACGGGAAGCCACGCCTCTTCGGTTGCTCTACTATGCAAGTTGACGTTCTAGAAACGGTCTTTAAGCTCACGGATGACTACTCCGGGCGTGCAAAGAAGGCGGTCGAGGTCACTAAGGACCTTGCGCGTGCGCAGGATCAGGTTACGGGGGTTGGCACCGGTGATCAGGCGGGAGGTTTGCCCGGCTATTTGAAGCTGGCCACCGCTGAGCTCGACTCGGCCATCCCTGGTGTGCAGGAACTGGTGGCGGTGGTCAAGTCGCTAGGAATCGCCGCGGTAGGAACCGGAATTGCGTTCGCTGGTCTGACAGGCTGGAGCATCAAGCAGTACGCGGAATTCGAGCAGCTCACGATCGCTCTCCGGGTGTATTCGGGCACGGCTGAGGAGACGGAATATCAGCTCAAGCGACTGGCGGAAGTCGCGACGATGCCCGGTCTTGGCTTCGCTGAGGCGATTCAGGGCAGCGTACGGCTGCAGGCGATCGGAATGGATGCCCGGATGGCTGAGCGTGCACTCCTAGCCTTCGGTAATGCGCTGGTCTCGGCCGGTGCTGGAAAGCAGCAGCTCGACGCCGTCATTCTCGGCCTTTCTCAGATCGTCAGCCGAGGCGCGGTCACTGCTGACAACATCAACCAGATCGCCAACGCGATGCCCCAGTTCAGGGACGTTGTCAAGCAGATCTATGGCACTGCGGACACGGAAGCGCTGCAGAAGATGGGGATCTCGGTTCAGCAGTTCGTCACGGACGTGATCGACGCGCTGGAGAAGATGCCCAAGGCCGCTGGCGGGGCTCAGAACTCCCTCGACAACTTTGCAGACACCTTCGACCGGCTTGTTGTGCAATTCGGCAAGTTCTCGGCGCAGGCCTTGTTGCCAGCGCTGGACGCGCTTGAGCGGTTTGGTGGCTTCTTGGAGCGCGAGAACATCATGGGAGGAATGGTTGAGCAGTTCTACCGCGCAACCTCAGCGACTTCAGCATTTGCCAACAACCTGCGGGACGTTGCTGGCATCGCAGTTGACGTGGGAGAACTCGTCTCTGGAGCAGCTTCGGAAACGACTGCCTTGGGCGCGGGTATCCAAAGCATCGTGAAGGAATTGGGGGATCTTGTCTCCAAGCCCATCGCGTTCATGGCTGAGGCAGAGGACTTTGGAGATTTTCTTGTCCGAGGTGCATCAATGGCGGTCACCACTCTCGGTCATATTCCAGGAATTTTTGACGCGGCGATGATGATCCTCGATGAAAGGATGGACGCCATCCGATCATTCGTGAATGAAATCATCGACATCGTGAACGGCGTCATTGGAATGCTAAATCAAGGGTTCGTTTTGAAGCTCGACATTCCTCCCGCTTTGAAAGCGTTATTCCCTGCTTTGGGACTGCTCACCGAGATGCAAATGACGGCCGGTGGCCAAGGGTCCATCCCCACATTAGGAAAGGTCGATGAGAGTGGTGATGGAGGTGGCAGGGTAGCCACTGCCGGTGAGCAGCGGCTGACCGACGTCATTAGTCAACTCGTGGAAGAGTCACGAGACCTGTACAACCGATCTCGAGGGAGCGAACCGGATTCGCTGATCGCCGGCGACAAGAGCAAGGGGACCATTCGAGGTGTCGCGGCAACCGCTGTGGAAGCCACGGAGGCGAACACCAACGCGATCGAGCGGAATACACGCATTCAGGAGAAGGTGTACGACCTGAACCGGCAACTCCAGGGTGGCGGCACGTTTGCCGAGCAAGCGGTGTCGGACTTCGCGATTTCCAAGGCGACCGGCCGAGGGCGAGGACTGCCTCCCGAACTGGAGCAAGCGATGGAGCTCTTAATGACCTACGTGTCTCGGGGCACTGCGCTGGCGGTGAAGACCGGCGATCGAAAGCTGAAGGCAGCCGGAGCGATCTAGGAACGGCATGGCTCATCGACGTATCCGGGTTCTGGTGAACCACGCTCAGCCGCGTGTGCGGCGGCCTCGACTGGGCATCACTGCGCGTGGTTCGGACTTTGAGGAGTTCAGCCAGGATCTGGTGGTCTGCCCTGCGACGGGTGCGGTGAGACTTCGAGCCAACTTTGAGCGCGTAGAGTTTCACACAACCAACACCGGTGCTTTTCAAAAGCTCGATCTGACGGATTACAGCTTCGTCGATTTGAACGCCGGCACGACCGATTGGCGGGAATTCGGCTTCAACCATGACAAGCAGTTCGTCACTTACACCGGCCAAAACCTGCTTGGCGTCGGTGCGCTGACGGTCGATGAATACGCTGCTGATCAGGGCTGGGTGATCTCGAACTATTGCTATAGCTCGGGCACTGAGTCGGATGAGGTGCTGATCGAATTCGGCTGGAACGATGCGGTTGATTCGGACATGGGACCATCCGTCCGGATCTATGCCGATGGACGCATTGAGGTCTGGTACGACGGCGAGCTCTATGCCCGGACGTCGCTCAGCGGCGGGAATGGCTATTCGAAGCCGCTTCTGGAGTACTTGACGTTCACCGTCGAGCGTGGCCGTGGCCAAGACATGATCATTCGGTCATCCAAGGGTGCGGCGGCGACAATTCGGTGCGATTGGGTGGACCCGGAAGATTCCGGTTCGGTCATGTTCCCTGCCGGCCACTTCTGGTGGTTCGTTCCGAAGGGAGCGGTCACGGTGATGACCTGCCCGATCGTTTACGAGGAAGCGGCCGAGCCTGGTTGGGTCTATGGATATTCGCGGGTGTACCGGCTTGCTGAGGCACCGGAGACCGGCGAAGTACTTGAAGACCTGACCGGCAGCGACCGGTTCTCATCGGTGGACAATGCTCACCTGATCGGGCATCCGCAGGGTGGGGACGCGAAGTTCGACCTGATGGATGCCACTGGCCTGGCTGCTTTCGTTCCAGATGGGATCGAAGCTGACTGCATGATCCGGATTGGGCTGAAGAGCCTGGATGGTGGAGTGAAATCGCCCTGGGTTTGGGGTCTGCACGCGGCATTTCCGGCGCTGATTGAATCGACTTCGGACGATGAGGTCGATGTCACCCACCTGCTGTCCGATGCGATCGACGCTCGGCTGTCGGATAGTTCGGATGGGCTGACCTGCTCGCTGGAGTTTCGGGATCTGGATGCGCTCGAGCTTCTGGCCCCTCACATCACGGAGAGCGAGGCCACACCGGTGAGGATCGAGGAATACGATCCGGACGAAGTAGACGCGCCGATTACTTGGCTTGATGGGGAACTGTCGACGCCGGTGATTCGGGATGGTCTAAACCGTGAGGTGTCGCGGTGCAGCTTCGAAGCGGTGGACCGACTGTCCGGAGCTCGGGAAGATAAGTGCCGGGAATCGCTTCCTTTCGACGGAATGCCGCTCAGCCGTCCGGTCGAGGATGGTGTGTCGGCGATCCTTCTCGTGCTTCGAGCAATGGGGATCAGCGATCTCAACGGCGACACAATCGAGTTGCCCGACCTTGATTGGCGCCTTCCCGACGTTCCTGGTGATGGCAAGGTGTTTCTGCCGACCACCGAGTGGAATATGTCGGCTGAGAACGGTGACCAGTGGGGTGACGTCCTGGAGCGCCTCTTTGGCAGGGTGCCCCAGGTGGTTTGGGGAATGCGGCCGCTGTCGCCGGCAGTCTATGGCTTCAAGGCCTTCGAGCCACTGGATACGGATGTCGCGATTTCGACCCTGTACCGCTCGGTGGCCGACGCGATGGCCGCAGATGCGGAGTTGACCGAAGAGGAAGCGGTTCGGCTGCTGTACGACCGTGGTGATTCGACGCTGTTGCCGCTGGAAGGCAATGAGGTTCGGGTGACAGGCTACGACCCCGCCAAGCGTGCGCCGATCGCTGCGCTGGCCGTGTGGGAAGAGTCAGCGGATCCCACGACCGCCCCTGCCGACCGATTCAAGGGTTGGCTCGGAAAGCGCCGCAGTGTGGAATATGGCGATCCTGGCCTGACCAGACTCGAGGACTGCATCCGGGTGAATGAGAACATCTACAACCTGGTGACGGCCTCTCGGTCGCTGGATCATTACTGGTCACAGTTGCCTCGTGATGCGGATGGGCTTCCGATCTGGCGCGGCGAGATCGTGGACCTCGATAAGTTCCTGAACATCGCTGAGGTGCGTTCGGTGCGAACGTCAGCCTGGAATGTGCGGCTTGGGGATGAATCGGGCCTTGGCTACGTCGATGAGACGGAACAGCCTCCCTCTCGGCTGGCGAATATCTCTGGAGGCGCGATGCTTGGCTACGGGGGTGCGACCTCCTGGGAGATCGTCGAGTTGGCTCGGGGCCGCGTGAAGGAGTCGAAGCGGTTCCGCGGCTTCCAGTTCATCAACTCGATCTCTCCTGTTCAGGTAGGGATTCTGACTTAATGTGGACGAACTCTTGGAGCTGCCGCCACTGTCGGCGAATGTTGACTGTCGCGTACAGAGCAAAAGCGGCGCTAGAAATCAGCAGCAAGGTCGAGAAGGGATGACCTTGAGACAACGAAATACTCCATGTTCCGCCAATCAATAGGAATGCTATCAGAAGGATCAGGAAAG